CGCAACTACTTTTGACTGTACAGGCGGAAAGTATGTCTATTATGTAATACCATCTTCATTAGGAACTCCCGAATTTTGGGTAGGAGGACTAAAAAATACAGATGTCGTTACTACAAGTGCTACTGTAACCAATGCATCAGGAGGAAGTACTACATACTCAATTATGCGGCTAGCGAATATTCAGACAGGAGTCCTCTCTGTACAGTTTAAATAATTATTTACAAATGGGGGGGGTAATTTTACTCTCTCTCCAAATAATACGTATTTATGGCAGATATTAAAGGTACAAATGTTGCATCAAAGATTGTTCCCTATACCACATCGGACAATTATGCTACTCACGATGAAGAATACGGTAGGGGAGGTTACAGAACTGTAAATACGGTTGCTGAAATGAACGCTATTTCTGCTGATAGAAGGAAAGAGGGAATGCTGGTATATGTGAAAAATGATAAATATTACAGGTTAAATTCTAGTAATACTTTTGTGGATGCAGAGATAGGAAGTAGTGGTGGAGGTGGTGGAAGCGGATTAGATTGGGATTCAGGCTCAATTCTCGCTCAAAACGGTTATCAAAAGTTTAGTAATGGGCTGATGTTGCAGTGGGGGACAAGAGCCGGAGCAACAAACGGAGCAATTAATCTTTATTTCCCTCAAAGTTTCTATAATACTAGTTATAACATTTATTTCACAGGAGCAGTAAATAATACAAGTGAATCTTTTATATATGCTCCGGGGTATGACTTTAATGGTAAATATACATCATATTGTAGAGTTCTCACTCGTGGAATAAATTCAACTCCTGCTATCGTTTGGACGAGTTGGAATTTTACATGGTTTGCGATCGGGCGTTGGAAATAATTTAAAAACAAATATCATGAAATATTGGAAACAAGGATTTTACGATGAACCGATAGAAGGTTCGGTAGAGATAACAGACGAATATTGGCAATCATTACTTGATGGACAAAGCTATGGTAAAGAGATTGTAGAGGATGACAAAGGTTATCCTATCCTTCAAGAGCATATATTTACTTTGGAAGAGGTAAAAGAGCATACATTATACAATATTCAAAGGTACGATAAATCTGAATATGTAAATATTTTCTTACTTAATGGAGATAGTATTTGGTTAAGCAAAGATTTACGAACCTCTATAATGAATACTGTTGCAATCAAAAAGAGTAGAAACATAAAGAAGTCAAGTATTTGGTATAATCAGAAAGAGTATATATTACCTGTTGATTTTATCTTAAATATGCTTGATGATATTGAGATATATGCAGATACTTGTAATAGCGTTACACAAAGACATATCGCTAACGTAAATGCTATAACTGATATAGATGAGGCTGACAATTACGATTATGAAAAGAATTATCCAACGATATTAAAATTTGATTATAATGAAGAAAGTATTTTATGATTCAAAAATAGCTAAAGCTATTTTATTTGATGGTTATTCAACAATAACAATATTTGCTTGGGTATTGACTATATACAAGAAGTTGACACAAGAAACGATAAACCATGAATGTACTCATGCCAGACAGTGGATTGAACTTACTGTAGCAGGAGGATTATTTATATGGCTTGGAATGCTAATATTTGATTATTCTGCATGGTATCTTGCTATTTCTCCGATTGTATTCTATTTATGGTATGGTTTAGAATATTGCATAAGAAGAATTATGGGATTATTCGCTTCGGGTGACAACAAACAACATACTGCATATCGTGAGGTGTCATTTGAACAAGAAGCTCGATTGGCTGAAAAAGATAATAATTATCTTGAAAACAGCCATTATTATGCATGGACGAAGTTTATAATCAAAACTAGAAAGTAATATGGCAATTCTATCAAATGGTAAATTTTCAGGATTCCTGTGTTCCATAAGGGATACAGGTAAAAAACTAAAAGACGGTGCAGCCGTTATGGTTGAAGATTTTCTTTCCGGATTCAATGGGTACGGATGGAAATTGTGGAAGAAAAGTAATCTTTGGAGACTTGAAATAGATGAGCTTCTTGTTCGCAAATCATTCACGACCTTTGAACATATCATATCACAAATAACTTCCATTAGAGGAGGACAAACAATAAGTCAAGGTCACGCTAAAATAAAGGCTGTAACGACAATTGAAGCAGACGTATATAGGGAAAATGATGGAGAGGAAACCATCACCCAAGAACAATGTTACCGCTTGGAAATAGACGATGAATCAAATTCTATTGTAGAATATGATTTTGTACAGTGTTTAAAAGGCAATAGACAATACTTGGTTCAAGTTGGAAGTGTCTTTCAATACTATATTAATATTCCTATAACCGAGTTTGATTCAGATGCAGAAACGGGTGAAGTATTAAATGCTCCACAAGCAGGAGATGAAATTGTTCAATTTGGGAATGCATCACACCAAGATAAATATAAAAACAGACATTCTGCCCTTTATCTCCATGTAGATGAGGATGAACCTGCTATAGATCTTATGACCAATATGTATTCTAAAGATTGGTCTAATGCTATAAAGGTTCGTATAGGAGGAAATTTACCCGGTACTGACGGTGATAGAGGATTTTACAGCGTAAATGGGAAAATAATATCTGTTGATGAAAACAATGATATAGTATATGAGATTAATCCTGATGGTTCAGGATATTTCGCTAGAGGAAAATTCTCATGGACTAAAGATGGTTCTCCTAAATTTTCAGGGACTATTTTGTTGCAGATAGATAAAAATAATGTTTGGGAAGTTACCGAAGCTGGCGAAAATATTATTGGGAACAAAGATGGGAAAAGAATAGTAATAAGCCCTGTTAGTCAAGATATTAAAGTTTTTGATGATAGTAATAATAATGTCCTTTCTATCGAAGGTTCTAATAGAAATGATATAAGCGATTTTTTTGGTGGTACTCCTCCAACTATAACTATCAAGAATATCCCATTTTCTATTGCAGCAACAGTTACAAGAGCGGAAATGACTGTTACAGAAGGATTTTATACTAGTACATTGATGAATCTTTCCGTAGAATTTAATTATAATTATTCACAATATTCAGAAAGTTCAGCTTCGGGTAACATTTCAGGAACTTTATATCTTGATAATTTTTCAGATTCTTCTTACAACAACTATCAGAATAGCAGTGTTATAGCATCATTTAATGTAGATGTTAAGGGAACAGGATCTTTTGTTGTAAGAAATACTACTACTATAGAAAAAGGTTATCATACTCTTAGATTCCTTATATTAAAAGATAGATCTGTCACTAGTTTTTCAATTAGTTCTTTAAATGCGGAATTTGTTATTGATTCTTATTTAGCTAGTTTATTTGCTAATGGTATTGTATTAGGTTCTTCTACAAACAATCTTTTTTATGCAATAAATAAACAACCAAATCCATTGCTTAATATTAAAAATCTATTTTTTGGAGTTATGAATGATTTTTCAGGATTAAAAATAGATACATCGGGGTCTTACTCTAAAATAAAAGGTCATTGGGGACTTTTACCTTCATTAATTGCCTATGGCGTTGTGTGGGGTGGAAATACCCCTACTTATAAAGCTATAAAAACTTTTGATGGAAGTTCCTTTCCTGCTGCTACTCGAATAGGAGAAGGTGTTTATAGAATTAACTTTCCTACTTCATGGAGAAGTCTTAATATAAGCGCTACAAATGCATACGTTATGTTGACGGGAATAGGTTTTTCTATTATAGATGGAGGAAGTAACTCTCCAATAAAAGCAACATTTAAACAATGGGTAACAAATGGATTTGATGTATGGCTATCAGATGATGCAACTGCTAATGATGGTGATTTTGCTTTTGAATTAAAATGGTTAGGATGACAATAAAGGGAGCTTAATTGCTCCCTTTTATTTAGTACATCTTCTCCATATTGGAGAGTCTTGGTTTCTTGTTCACTGCCTTATTTTGCTTATAAGGTTTTTCCTTTGCTTTCTTAGCTTTTTGTTCCGCTTCTAGCTCTGATTTTAAGGCTAGGATTTCAGACTTGCGATAACCAATCTTGCGATTCTTAAAAATAACTTGCTCAATTCCTTTAGCATCCATGAGACGTTTAAATCCAACTCTATTGTTAGAGAAATTAAGGACACGCACACTTTCATCATAATTCAAAACATCAGTTGGTCGTACATATTCACTATTAACCTTTTCAAGAGAATTAATAGCTGATGAAATCTCTGTTTCACTACATTCATCACTAAATATCGCCCAAATTTTATCAAATAAGGTCTCAAATAACCAACGTTTGATAGGACTAAGTTTTGATAATTCCTCTTTAACTGAATCAAGAACGCTCGCCTTGAACTTATTAATATCTTTATAATTATTCATTATTTCTCTTTTGTTTTTTAATTCTACGTACTTTTCTAAAATGGCGAATACCAAGATAGACAGTAAGTGCAATACTGATAATCCAAGTAGTTGATACGATAAACAGATATATTTCCGCAGTTGGCATAATATTGAATGTGTCATCAAGACAAGCAATAGTATCAGTAAACATGAGGTTAATTGGTATTGCTCTTGCATACTTACAATGATAACGACCCTCATCGCAAGCCAATCGGTATAAACAGTAATCCAATAATACCACATAGCCATCAAATGTTACCAATATCCCATTCCAAGCGAAATAGAATACAATAAACATATAGATAGCCAAACCAAATATAGTTGTTCTAACTATTACTTTTTCCATTATATTTTTCATTATACCATTCTTTAGCTTTCAACATACCTATCCTAATAGCTTCATTGTTATTATTATGGAAAACACCACACATCAATGATATATATTCATGTATTTTATCTCTATATGCTAATTGTGATTCTGTTGCTTTTTGCCAATCAGAAACTCCTACTTCTGCCTGAATCATTTTGCATACTACACTCATTGATTTTGAGAAAGTCGATTTTTTAGTAGTATTTAAATAAAGTGCACCTGCCATTTTCTTATAAGAATCTCCACTATCATTCCTATATTTAAGTAGACAATCATATATCCATTTATAGACTTCTACTTTAAATGAAGGATTAATAGCTAATGCCATATCTATAAATAAAAAAGGATGAACCCAAGTACCACCTTTTTGTCCCCTAGTTGTAATCATAACACAACCAAACTCCTTTTCAAGAGAAGATATAAATTCTTTTGTCTGATTAGAAGTTTTCCATTGGTTAAAATTAAAAGGAGGAAGATCGTTTATTATTCTCCATTTATTACCTACAGATACTAAATCATTCGCGTTTAAAAATTCAAGTTTACTTTTTTGTCTAACAACACCACCAAAAAGCGGTCTTTCCATAATCACTTCTGTTTCCATAATTTTAATATATTATTTATTTGCAAATATAATATATATTTCATGAATATACAAACTTTTTTTCTAAAAAATAATATATTACTTTTTATTAGAATTTACCGCAATTACAATCTTCTCGGTAAATAATCCCGGAGCTTTAGACCTCAATTGAGGCTTTGCAGGTGCATTTCCCTTTTGCGCATGTACAACCTTCGAGCTTGTTTTGACACGAATCGCCTTCTTCGCCATATTCAAATTGAATTAATAAATCAATAAAATGTTTAGCTTTCTTCAAATCTTCAAGACCATTTTTATCTCTAAAGCGAGTAATATATTTGACTACATTTCCTTGAAAGAAATCCAAATTATTTTTATATGCATATTCGGTAGGTTGAATAACCAATTTTTTGTAATGATTTCCGCCAACCTGAATATTTGAAAACCATGTTTTCCCTGATAAAATAGAATAATTAATTTTATCTGGAATACGTTGTGGTTCTATCAATATTTCTTCTTGTCCATGTGGTCTTGCATCATCTTCCATCTTCATGTTCTTCGACATATTTATCTACTGAATCTTTAAGTTTTTCCATTCTTTGAACCTCTTCCATAAATTTATCATCTTCTTCGGTTTCAGGAAGTAATTTTGTATCTCCTAATTCCTCAAATAATTGGTTTCTTCTTTTACAAATAAATGTAGCAATATCAAGATAATAAGGATCATCAATAAAGCAAAGTGGAGGAGTAAACAGAATATCCATAGTTGCATTAAAGAATGTATCGTAAATATCTTTCTGCTCTTTTCTTAAAGAATCATATTTAGATTTATATTCAAGAAGAAAATCTAAATGTCCATATAGAGTTCTACATATCGGTTTTACAAACATATAATAACCAGTCATTTGAAAAAGAATGCCTGTTGTAAACCTAGAAAGTTTAAATGACTCATAATCATGTTCTTCGAGTAAATCCTCCTCACGTACAAAGATTCTTGTTGGTTCTACATCATATTGTCCTTTTAAAGATATGATTTCGTCCATTATAGAGTCGAAGAAATGCGCATCCTTACATTGGGATTTAAGTAATGCTATCTTTTCGTCAAGCTTACTTTTCAGCTTTGCTTTTCCTTCCTCTATTATTTGTTTGTCTGTTTTCTTGACCGCTTCTTCTTTCTGATTCTCCATCATTTCCAATTTCTTCATGTCCATTTTCCTCCTCTTTATTTGTTTCTTCTTTTAAATCTTCTTCAAAGGTTATAGGCTGACGCTTATAATTTTTCATGTTGTTCTTAAATTCATTTCTGCTAATTTGTTCTTTAATGCAAACATTGAAGAAATATTTTTTAAGATCATCATTCGTCATGCCATTAAGGTATTCTTCATCATCAGATGTTCTGGAAGAGATGAAATCTATAATATCCTTTTTATTTTCCACGGCAGGGATAAATTCATCTTTCAAATATTCATAGGGATATATCTCCACAAGTTCATGTGCTATACCTAATCCCGGCAATGTTTTTGTTACATTTACCTCATTCCATGCGAAAAAATCATGATATGCAAGAGCATAGTCCATGTGTCCATTTTTTCTTAAAATCTTAACAATCGCCCTAGCCCATACCTGTTCTTTATCGTTGGGTTCAGGAAGAGATGAAACGCCACTATACATTAGCATCTCCAACAATGATTCTTCTGTTCTGCTTTTAGTTCTCATTATTTTTTAAATATTAAATAGTTGAAATTTATTTTATATACAGCACTATTTTTATAAATTCCTACGCCTCCTCCAAAAGCTATATTTTTAGGAGTAACAAACAGGAGATTAACGCTTGGGATTACATTCCCATCAAATGTTGTAATGTCAGCTCCGATATATCCTTTCCAAGCATCTTTATAAACGGTGTTAGTTGTAGTATTCGTTACGGTTTTATATTCTGTTTTATTGAATACGTTTATTTTATCCAAACTTGGATTAACACCAGAAATCCAAGCTTCATATTTTCCTGTCTCGGAATAATATTTCTCCTCAATAGGAAGATTCACATTGGTTGAGTCATTGACATAAACAATCAAAGTATCTATTACTTTTTTATATTTATATATCGGTTTCTCTATTGTCAATGTGTCCCATTTAGTAATATAAAAGGTATCTGTTGTATGAACTGTTTCAATATGAGGTTTCCTATTAGCTAAAAAAGAGGTAACAATCCATACTAAACAGATACCGATTATAATATATGGACTATATGTTTTAATCCACTGCCTCATCAATTTCTCGTGCTAAATCATTCCTTCTCTGTAAAAGCTTGTTTACAGCCTTCAATGCTTCGGTTGATAGAGCCAAAGGATTTATTTTATCTAATCCCATAGAGTCCAAAATAGACAATTCTCTTTTTTTATATTTATTAGATTTTTTCGAGTTATCATTATCTCCAATGCCTAATTCTTTCATTATTTTTTCAAGCATACTATCTGAAAGAACTTTTTCGCAAATTACAGGCTTGAAATCCTTTAGACTCTTTATCATTTCATCAAAATTGACTTCTTCCCATTCTCCATTTTGATAAGCTTTGGCTTTTAATTTGGGCTTCTCATTTTTAAACTCATCTTCAAAAACGTCTTTCCCATCATTTATAATACTGTCTTTTCTTTGAAAATAATTATTAGATGGGTCATCAAACCATTCTTTAAAATAATCAAAATTCTTAGGTGTTGCAAAATCTAAACTAAGAGAATTTCTTCCTTTTTTTACTTCCTTACCAATAATAAAACCTGCGATCTTTTGTTTAGAATATTCATCATAAACAGTCATGCTTAAATGAGCTTTAATTTCTTCTAATGTTTTCATTTTTTTATGTTTTAAATTTCTAATGCATCTGTTTGACCTTTGATATTTTTCAATTTGAAAGAAGCCATAATGTATGGAGTTCCACCATACAATTTGTCATCTGACGGTTCAATAGCTTCAATTAAAATAAATGTAACTTTACGTTTTCTAATGTTGTCCCAATATTGTATTTTCCCTTTGCTTAGAAAATCAACGAATGAGTGATATGTCTTTCTTCTATCGTTTCCTATAAATATGCATGTAAAAGTCAAATCAGTATTTTCTCTAATAGGAGTAGAGTTCTGATATACTTGAAGTTCATCTGTCTCTGCAAATTCTTCGGTATATACAGATTTTATTTTTCCATAAGAATCAAGACCAGAAAATTCTTTGTAAATCAAACCGGGGAAATCTACTTCCAAATCTTTTTCCGGCTCACCGAGAATATCGACTCTACGCATATAGCATTTATAATCAGACATTGGCTACCTCCTTTTCGTCTATATATCTTTTAATTATCACTTTGTCTTTATCTATATCACCTGCTATGAATGGTTCTCCCCCATAAACAAAAAGATATACCTTGCTGTTTTCGCCCACTTTAATGTCCAAATAGGTATTTCCAGCAACGTATATCTCGCATATATGATTAGGTTTAATATCTAAAGCTGTTTTAGATTCTAAGATACAAAGCAATGTTGTGTCTACATAAAACTCATCTTTGTCATAATTACAAAGCATTGTACTTGTATAGCAACCTCTTTTTTTATTCTCATACTCACATATATATTTACCATTTATGTAAGCTTTGAATTTGTCACTAATAAAAACAGGACTAAGCCCCCATCCTTCGGAAAGAGACTTAGCCATGTACTTTATAGAGTTTACATCGCAAGCAAGTTCAAATAATTGCTTTTTGCTTTTATTATCATCCCATAGATTTGTGTAATTGTCACACAAACCTTTTGTGATTGCATTATTTTTAAATTGCTTTAAATCTATCATTGTTCTATCAATGGAATATAACCATTATCCTTTAAAAGATTATATAAGAAAATACGTCCTTTCTGTTTCCATTCAGTATTCATAACGGTATCTTTCATACCATTACTTCGGGTAATAGATACAGTTTTACTGTGTACATATCCTTCACCTAGATACTTGGCATAAAGAATCCATTGTCCGTTCACTTTATGTTGAATACCTAATTTCATCAGTATTTTGTTAAATGCCTTTGCGCTCATTCCATAATCTTGGGCAATTTGGGTTACGGTAACAGTCTCCTTGCTTTCAAGAATCAAATCAAGATAATCAGACTTCTTTTCAAGTTCAGACATCTTAACTGACATCTCTTCAATCTGCCTATTCTGATTATTAATAATATTTTGAGCTACAATTAAGGCATTAGCTACAATCTGTTCAGGAGTAAGTTGTTCCTGATTGGCAATATAACCACCATTTAGTCGAATACTTTTTAAAATAGATTTTACTTCTTTCTTAAATAGTTTTGCTTTAGGTTTTCTTGATTGCATTAATACCTCATATACGCCATCTTCGGTCAACATCCACATTTCCTGCTCTCCTCCAAGGGTCGGAATAATACTCCGAACCTTTTCCTCATCATCTACATTCTGAACTAATTTATTAATGGATGATAAATCATATTCAATCCATTCAGCCACATCCTTTGCCAAAAATAATGGTTCTTCTACTGTTCCGTAAAGAATAAACTCTTTCGTTAATACTTCCGCTTTTGTTAAAACTTTAACGCTGTTCATAGTTTTTTTATTTTAAAATCAATAAATACTGTCGTTCAATATAAATAAAGGGAAGGCTGAACGACGTTAAGAAGACCTTATCATGCAGTAGCTCTCCTGCACTATCCCTTTATGTTTGCAAATATATAACTTAGTTTCAACTATTCAAAATTTTTATGGCTTTTTCAACGTCACGTTTATTTTTCATCTTCTAACAATTTAGACATAAATATATCTTTTGCCTTAATCATAACATCAGTCGGTATATCAAATCTAGTCATTTCTGACATGTAATTCCATGCATCTGCGACCTTTGCTATAAGATCATCTTCCACTATGGCTAATGCTCCATACGCTTTGCTAATAGACACCGCTAAAGATACATATCCTGTTGTGTCCATCCTCTCATTTTTATTCAAATCTAAAGTATTATCCTTGATATACTTTTTTGCTTTTTCATTCATAATATTATTCTTTAAAATGGTAATTCCTCTGTAGGTTCTTCAAATGGTAAATCATTGCTCGAATATTCTCTTTGATAGCCATTATATATATGTTCATGACTTTCTTCAAAAATAGGTACAGTCTTAGGAGGATCTTCCCAACCGTAAACTATATGTTCTGCAATACTATCTTTTAATCTATTACTTTCCTTTTCAAACCAAAGTTTTATGAAATGGTCTACAGCTGCACCCTTTTCCCTGCATTTGCATATCTCTACAATATTAGTACAGCCTGAATTTATTATATCACTTCTTGTTATAGGTGATAAAAATTCTTTCGAATCATTAGCAAAATCTTGTCCTATACGATGTATAATGAATACATTTTGAGCCAAATCCGGGATATGCCCTGAACCACTAATGTTATTAGGTCTTAAAAAAGTGCCTGATTTATTGGGATGCGCTACTAAGTGAATATGTATATCTAATTCTTTAGCTAACTTAGTGAGTTTTTTCATAAGTTGCTTCTGTTTATCATACTTGTCACCGTCTATATCGTCTATGTCAAGACACATCAGGTTATCTAATATAAGCACGTCTATATCAGAATTCTCTTTAAGCTTCCTTACCTCGTATTCTATCTGCTTAAAATTATCTCCGTATTCATTATTGAACAAGCTGAAATACTTGTCGACCCAACTGTCTATCTTTTTGGATATATTGTCAGGCGTATAAAAGAAATTATTAAACTGACTTGGCTTGTTAAACTGTTTTCCGGCAGCTTGCAAATAAAGCCATGTTTTCACCTCTGTATTATCAAGTTCACCTGTCCATAACGCTGTTTTATATCCTCTATTAGCAGCATTCAATATTAATTCGTTTAGCAAGGTTGATTTTGCCGATCCACGATAACCAGACCATACAGACACATGTTTGCGCTTAAATCCTATTATAAGCTTATCTAGTTGTTCAATGCCACTGGGTATGAAGTTTTTAGGATCAATTTTGTACTTCTCCACTTGCGACAATTTTATCCATTTCTCTCCCTTTTCTTTTGTCTCGACAAGGGGAATAAATTCTCTTATTGGAGGATTCCTGAAATCCCTATACAGATTCGAGTTATACGACTTATTATATGCGTCAGGTTCAAACAACAACCTAAAATCTCTAAATGTATATTTTTGGCATGAATTGTGCAAACATTTATAACCTATCGCTCCATTGTCTAATACAAATATTGCGGCATCGGGATGCTTATGGTTCGAATCAAAAACACATTCTTCCAATACATATTTTGTAACTCCGTTAATTTTATTTTTAGAGTGAACTTTGATATGATGCTTTTCAATAAATGCATCAATATCAAATTTTTCAGACGAGAAATTGTTCGCCCTATTAGGTGTTTCTGGTTTAGGAAGCATATCCGCTACCTTTTGGATATACTCATTCTCCGTTATTTTGAATTCATCAGGGATTTTAATAAACATACTTTCCCGTCTAGGTCTTTCGACTGTATCACTCCCTTTGGAAGATGAAGTCCCTATTAGTTTAGCTATTCTACTGGCATTATATGTAGAACAGTCTATATCAACCTTATCATCTCCAAACATCATATTAAGGACATTCAGAAAATCCTTAATCAGTTGAGTATTCTCTTCTGAATTTTTCATGGCAATACGATAATATGCGTGCCATCCGTTACAACTATCAGCGATGATGGGTGAAGAAAATCCCATGTCCCTTAAAAACTTGTACACCTTGTTCACAACCTGCTTGGCATACTCCTTCTCTTCGTCACTTGAATTAGTATCTGATGCTCTTTTAGGATCAAAATCAATCATAATAATATCACGCCCGATAATATTATTATCATTTGTTGTTGATTTGGGATTAAGGACTAATCTATCTCTTTGCGTTCTACTATAACAAGCTTCATCTATTGAATTCAAAACTGCATAAATTCCACAATGCTCGTATGGACGAATGGCAGATATAATAGACTCTACATCTTTAAAATACCCAGAATAAGTTTTTTTCCCATCCAAAATACGTATTTCAACTAATTGGTTTGGTTCTTTCATAATACCATACCATTGTCTTATAGCTTGCTCATTCATAACTACCTGTATTTACTTGGTACAATCGGGTTATATATTTCTTGTGTTATAGATTTATCTCTATATGGAGATTTGTCTGAAAGGAAAAAAGATTTCTGTTTCTCGCTCAATGTGCTTAATCCTTCCCATGACATCTCGATACTTCGTTGTAGAATAGCATTTGCTAATACAGGATTATTATCAGAAGCATTAATCCATGTAGTATATGCTTTTTTAGCTCCAGTCTGTGTCTTATATTGTTTTTTAATCTCGTCTTTATAATCAAGCCATTCATTCCACATCGAACGGTACTCGTCAGAAACATAGCTTAAATCACATCTTACATCAAACGACTTTTCTTTTTTTATTTTTTTAACGCCACTTCCCCTAGTCTCCTTTTGTGGATTAATATCAGCAGCTATGCTATTGTTGTATTCTTCCAAAGAAAATCTTCCACCTTCCAACGAACTTTCTTTATTAGATACGTTAGTATCTTCTTTTTCATCTGTATTACTATCTGTATGTTTACTATATGGTATTGTCACTTCATTTTGCAAATTTGCATTCTTCATTTTGCTAATATCGTAACCTTCATTTTGAAGAATCGAAAGTGCTTCATCACTAAATGCATACCAACAAGTTCTATCAAGTTTGTTTTTATTGAAATTTCCTTTAATTATAAAGCCACATTCATAAAGATGCTTCAAACTTCTCTGTATTTTAGTCTCATGAATATATGGGAACAAATCAGATAAAGCTTTTTGGGTGTTATAAGTCCAATAATGTTCATGATAGAGGTGTTTGTTATTAACGGCATTCTTATTTATCCAAAAATACATGTTATGAATGAGTATAGCTTCTTCTATCCCATATTTTTTTGCAAAGTTTACATTGAATTGATGTTCCATATAAATAATTTTTACGTCCCATTAGTTAATAATAAATAAGCGGAAGAGTTAATGGAACAAACCTCTTATCATTCGGTCATGACTCCGAACTATCCGCTTATTTCTAAAATAGTGGGAAGATTAGCCTATCCCACTTTGCAAATATACAATTAATCTCCTATATTACATCGGATAACAACGAAAAATTAATCTCTACAAGGAGACACATATCCTCCTTCGGTTGTATATTCAGTATTTCCTATCTCAAATAGCGCATTCTGTCCGCATGGGCGAAGGACTACTTTGTCAGAAGATATAGAGTTTAGGACTAGCAATAACTTTTGCAGGATAAACGTCTGCTTAAATTCTTTTCCTCCTACAACTTCAACTCTTTCCTCTAATTTTTTATTTAACTCCATATTCTCCGAGACAAATGTGATTCCAGTTTCATCAAAATTAAGAGTCATTGTTCCTGTCTTGGTATCATCTTGTACATATATTGCTCTTGATACAATAGAATGAAATATTTTTTTGTCTATTTCCACTTCAAACAATGGCTGATATTTGAGCAACATATAAAAGTCCAATGGTTTGAAGTCATATTTGCGGATAAGCAACATTGAATTGTCTCCTATTACAATGATATTCTTTTCTCCATTTTTTATAGTGACCTTTTGTTCGTTTGATAACGCCTTACGCAGAGCCGCAAAAGCCGACATGTCTATAGATACTTTCAGTTCTCCCTCGTAGTCAATATATGCGCTATCATGGTACATCTTATCAAAATTGAAAGCAAATACATCAACCTTATTGTCTTTTATAAACAAATGAAGATGCTGGTTATTAGGCTGAAATTCATCATATTCCAATAATGGCATACCTTTTTGAATCCAATAGCCAAGCAAATTAGCATCCAATGTAAATGTATCGCAATTAACCTCCTGTGCCAATGTAGGGTATACTCTTACATCATGCAAAGGAAAATTCATCGTACTGTTTGGTGTGGAGACAATAGCATTCAGTTTCTCATTATCTACATCTATATCAAAGTAATCCTCCATCAGAAGAGAAACATAGTTCTCAATATCGTCCTTGTCTATGCAAAACTCGATATTCTTATAAGACTCTTCCAACTTGAAATGGGTCTTTATCGCATTCTTGTCATTGTAAGATAACAACCAACACGTATTATCGACTATTTGAACTTTAACAGATTGCAAAATTGGCAATGGAGTTCTTTTGGAAGAGAAACTACCACCTGTCTTTATTGCGTTTAAAAAATCTTTCTTATTAAACTTAATCCTCATCGTTTAGCAATAATAAATTGTTATAATATTCATCTCTTTTTTTTATTCTAAAATCCACCATAGTATTCAGGCATTTTATGACTTCGGGGCACTCTTCACGACGAAGCTGTAAAAAGCTCTTCAAATCCTTCAATGCACGAACAGCTTGATCTGTCTGATCCACTATTTTTTCAGCCGTTCTAATTTTATCATATAATTCTGCTTTCATTTGTTCGCTTTTACATAATTATCACAAAAAGTTCCATTATATGCAGGTTCTAAAAAACCGTAATAAAGATAATCCTCCCCATTTAATGGGTCAAAGATATAGTAATCAAGATATTCTTGATATTTTTTACAAGTATCTCTGATTTTACAATTCATACCATCGCACATAATACTACACTGGTCCTCCCTCATCATTGTAAATTGCTATTAATTCATTCATCCTGTCTACCAAGAAGCTTGCTGCCTCTCCTACCTGCTGTGATATTGAGATATAAGGCTTTAGCTGGTTCTCATACATTTCGTCCATTTTATTAATGGTTTCTTCCAACTTCTTTAAATTTTCCGGTTTCATATCATTCCATTTTTACAAAATAAACACCATCAATCAACACATAAGGTATAAGACCTTTCTTTATTCGCTGTCTAACCGTTTCCTTAGCAAGATTGTTCATCTCTGCATAATGACGGATGGTTACTAAGTTATCATACACTTGATTGTCTTCAATACAATCAAGTATCTCCTTTAGTTTTTTATCAATACATGGATAGGAGTCAGGATAATAAAAGACTTTCATATTTACCCCTACATTTACATGAGAACTAATATTATCAGCTTTGTTCATTGTAATAGGGTCGCTAACAGAAAGTATGATTGAATCTTCGACTACTAAATCTTTAAATTTACTCATTAATCTATTAGTTTAAATTCATATACAAATACATAAGGATTACTTTCCCATGTGCCTTTGCCGGAAACTTTGTTTATCAAGAACGCAAAAGCTTCTTGAGCTACATCTGTTGACAAATATCCTCTTTTTGTATGAGGGGTATGATATATCTTTATTCCATTATTATTAGTATACGCATGAATAATTCCCTCTTTCATGCAATCTTCATCTGATATATCTTGCAAACGCTCAATCTTGATGTCTGTAATGCGGATGTGGTGAATCATATAACCTGCGGCGACAAAAAGCTTATTTTGCCATCCTTTATGGTTTTTAAGCCACGAAACAAGCATATCCATAGTTTCAAGTCCTTTCTCATTATAAACGCTTTCATAACTTTGCGCAATGGCAACGACTTCACCAACCTTGTATTTAGGCTTTATTTCATACCCATGTATGCTTTCATAACCACTCTTACAAAAGATGCTGTTGCGTATTTGGTCTTTCGAAATACGTCTCGTCATAGTCTTTCGACCATCCAATACGGCTTGGGTTAAGCCAAATTTATCATTGAACATTATTTTCTTACTCATATCACATTTATTTTAGTTTCCAATAAAAACCTCCGGCAGACTTAGACCGTCCTTTAAGGCAGTTTGTTATTGATGTTATAAGTATGCCATTTTCTTTTGCTGCGATTGCCTAATCTTTTTCAAGACATCAACATTAAACGGTACACGAATACTATTATCTACTTTCATCGTTCTGTCCTCCCTCTTTTTTAGGTTCAACGTTCATAGTATTTCCCTTTTGCTGACTTTTCCATTGAATTATAGTCATGATAGCAGCACCGAAAATACTGTTTACGAACTGGGTTCTCTGATTATCATCTTCAAGAGGAAGAGTTGGAGGGTCAAGTATAATCTCCGAAACACCATCCAAATCAGAACCGGACACACCATTATCTTTCAATTCCGGTAAATTCAAAATGCTTCTCAAATTAGAAGCATCAACATAACAACTTACTTTAATACGTTCCATATTTTTTGGTTTTAAATTAATGTTCTGCAAATATAAGTTGGCGATTGCCAATCGCCAAATGTAATTAAGGCTTTAACACTACATTAACGTTTAGCATATATAAAAAACAAGGGACAGCTTCACTAAGCCATCCCCGTCCCCATGTTCAACTGAAAGAAAAAAGTAATCAAACACCTTTAAATGAATAAAAAATTAGAGATAATATATAGGGGTAATATCACTATCACCCCTACATTTTTTGTCAAACACTTATAAGTAAATTCTACTGTACCAGTACTGCAAATATAGAGAACATTTTCAATACTACAAAGAAATTCCTTGTTTTTTTTGCCCCATCTCTGTCAAATGGTTAAACCAACGAACAGCAAGGTCGGCAGACCTATACGTTTTACCCATGTACAGCGAATCGCCAAACCCGTTGCTACTGGGATAACTCACACAATCAAACATCTTGTTCTCAACACGACGGAAAACTTCATAAACAACATTACCGCCACAATCGTCAACGCTTCTATACATATAAGCATAAGGAGACTTGTTCACCAAAGTAAAAGTGAAACCCTTAGTCTCACCACGACCCTTTATAACCAATTCCAACTCTTTCATTTTTTGTTTTTTATAAAAGAAAATATATGTTTTATGACTTCTACAGTCCATCCGTTGCCAAGCATCTTGTAGATTTGGGTGTCTGAACAATACCATTTATACCAATCAGGAACAGTTTGCAAACGAGCACATTCCAAAGGAGTATATCTCCTAAGCCTTCTTTCACCATTTATAGTAACAGGAACATAATCAGTATCTAAATTCCCTTTATATATCGCTGTGGCTGTTATACAATGAGACTTATCATCTCCTGACATAATTCTTATTTTTACATTCTTCTTTTTGCTACGAGATACAAGCCAATCATGCATATTGTCACTGATAAAGTACTTTTTATCAACTTCATCTTCAAGAATATCCCTTAAATAGATACATCTGTCAGCAGGACGAGGTATATGGGTATATAAATCATAATTAAAAAGACCATATCTTGTAGTCTTTATATTGCTCCAATATATTCGTCTCCTGTTCTGGGCGGATACCAATGCGGAATTAATATGCGCACCCTTGATTCCAAGAACGCTATCTATCACATTCTCCCATTTAGTCTGCATCTCCACATTCTCCAACAAAAACAGAATATCAGGATTGACTTTTCTCAATTCCTTCAAAATACGCACATACTCCAAAAACAGGTAGGATTCACCCTCAAATTCATAATTATGTTCTTTCAATTCCAAATATCGGTCAAGGGTAACCACCTCTTCACTGCACTTAGTACTCATACCGTTCATCTTACCAGCGGAACTGAACGAAGTGCACGGAGAACCGCCAATAAGCAAGTCTATCCTGCCAAGTTTGGATGCATCCAATTCCCTAACGTCACCTACATGGATAACGTTAGGGAAGTTGCGACTTGTCTGCATAATAGCATATTTGTCTATCTCGGAAGCATAATAAACCTCCGGCTCTATGCCAAGCTCCCTCAAAGCAATCATGCCGCAGCCCATACCATCAAACAAAGACAATACCCTCATTCAGAAATCTTCAAACTAGGTAAAACACCGGCAGCATCAAACAAAATACTAGAAACAGCATCTTTATACTCCCTCTCGCTTATCTCATCGCCCAAATAATGAACATAAGCCTTCTCTGATAAGTTAATCCTAATACAGCCATTATCATCACGACTAACAGAAGATACCATACATTCTGCTAACACTTTACCATCTGAACCAGCATACAAATCTTCCGGCTGAACATCTAACAATACATGATATTCGTAAAAAGGAGAACGGGAACTATAGCGATGTTCGGATTTATAATAACGACCTATCTTATCCTTAAATTCAGGATAATACCTTTTAGCAAGGTAATTTTCATATTCCTTCCTAACAACATAAAGCTCCTCATCCAATTGCGCCAACTTGTCCTGATACCAAGACAAATCCTTCTCTTCTTTCTTCTTCATAAACATGATTTCTATCTTTTTTAGTTAAACATGTCGCAAATATACACCCATTTAAAGCAAAAAACAAGAAATATACAAAATACAACACTGACTTTAACTAAATAGACACCAAATAAGGTTTAATAAGTGGCATAAATAACGATTTTCATACCAAAAATGAAGAACTTATCGTCTTAATGGCTAAAATAGGAAAAATACAGTAATAGTTAAATCAAAAAAAAGAAACCCCTATCTTCACAGACCGGGGAAAGTACAAATTGTAAAATCTTAGTTTTATAGCTAAGCACAAAAATAATAAATTAAGCCAATAGACACAACAAAAAATAGCAGAAAATAGACAAAATCAATTATGGCTATTAAATGCTACTTTATAACACCCCAAAAATATAAAATCCCCAACCTGAAAAACACGAAAAAAACAGGAAGGGGATTAAGAAAGAAAGAAGGTATGCAAAAATATAACTTCTATTTTAATTATCCAAATTCTTCCAAATATAGCCACCGCCTCTTTTCGTAATTCCCTTTACATTTTGCCATATACACGAATAACGGACGCCTGTTGAAGCACTAGCACTTCTTATCCCGTCATACTGTGCTATAAAATTCCCATTAAGATCGTATTGCCCTATCTTAAAGTCATTAGGGAAATAAGCCCTTACCTCTTTTTTAGAATTGAGAGAGTCTTGGATAGGCTTATCCTCACATTCACACATAGGCTTATAAACATCGCCCAATACTTTTCCGACAGTATCTTCATAAGGTTCTATTTTTATGGGATAATCATCGGATGTTTTCTTGTATAGAACAAAGCCGTTTACATATTTCCCATAAGGAATATTATGATTACGGCTAAAAGACAAAGCTGCACGACGCTTACTCTCATATTCCCCACAAAAATTACCCTGTGAATCATACTTTAATGCATGAGGAACTACATGAGATACATACTCCTTCTCAACAACACGCCTTACTACCTCATTACGAACTATAGTGCGTGTGCGATTAATCACTTTATAACCAACAGGCTCTATGCGATCGGGAATATAACCATACCTGCCTGTCTTGAAAATATACTTACCCTTGTATATCTTAGACTTGTCAAGATAACGAGATAATTCGTGATCTAATAAACCAATATCATAACAACAACGACCCTTTGAATGATAGCTTTTTTGAAAATATCCATCTTTATCATAAACCAAAACTTGGCAAGAAGTACCATTAGTCTGAATATCTTCCACAGGAATACCCAATATTTCACCTCCTATGCCGGAATTATAACCATTTGGGTGCAAAGTATCAAATTCACGAATATATTTTATCTCCAATATAGACAGACAAAGAAGAGTGTCTGATTTACACAAAGAAGAAATCTCGCAAATAACAGAAACATCTACATTATCAATACCAAATTTACGTAATGCCAACATGTTCTTTGACGCATCGCCAAAATTACGAGATAGTTGAGACTCATACAACTTCATACGATCATGAAGACATTTAGTCTGTCCAATATAACACTTACCATCAGGATAGGTCAGCTTATAAATACAAGCACATTGCAAGTCCTTAGCTTCTTCAAATTTCATATAATATTCTTTTTTGCAAATATACAAAAGAAAAAAAATTAAAAGTTAAGGGTAAGAAAAAAAAGTAAAAAAAAAATTGAAAAATGAAAAATTTATGAGCAAAGGCAGCCCTCAACCGTGGACTCAAAACAGGGGGGGTGGGTAGGCACGGGGAAAGCCACCGGGAAACAGAGGGCAAAATACAGGAATGGACGTATTTTAAGGCTTAATTTTAAAAGAACAATAATAAGACGATATAAACATAGTATTTTATATTAAAACATCGAATTCAGCCTTAAAATACGTCTTAAACACTCGTTTCGTGTTCTGGAAACATTGGGTTTGCCCTATAATGTGCAAAAATAGGCTACATTAAACAAGCATACCCGCAAATGTTTGGCGTGTGAGAAAGCCGCACATTTTCATATATAACCTTTTTTCGTTTTTGTTTTCTTCTTATAGATTTTTTCTATAATGTTTATCTTTTCGATATGTTTTATCTATTCTGTTTTTTTTACATGTGTATTTTCTCTATATAGTATATATATATAATATAGTAGTATATATATATTATTTACTCATATAGTTATTACATCTTCGATATAATAACTATATTCGTTAATAGTGTTAGCCTGTGTGCTTTCCGTTCCTTTATCCCTTTCCCCGATTGTGTTTCGCGTTTCGTTGTGTGCGTTCCAGTGCGTTTTTCGTTATTGTTTACATTTAACACTAAATTAACTTAACTACGATTTTTTAGTACTTATTTGTGTTAATCCGATAGTGCATACAGCGTGCATAGTCTAACAAAGGTTAATATATTAGTGCACATTTTGCGCATTCCGATAATGTGTGTATATTTGCAATACAAAGACAGGGAAACAGTTCCTTTATAGATCTTTGAAATACTGATTAACTCCTATTTATGCGGAGCGCGGAGATATTATACCATACACCTGTATCACAGGTTTCCGATTTACTGGAAATATCCCCCTTTTCTTCTTTTTTTCTTTCCGTTCTGCTATTGGTTGATCAGTTATTGTTCTTATTCATTTTGTTGCAGGTTGTGAAATTGGTACATAGTAGTATTCTTAGTAGCGTAATACCTGTTATACTAGCCTTAACAGTCCATAAAGGCTTTAAATATATAGCTATTCGTATAAGCACAACAGACCGACGGAGTGCAGGAATAGAGGACTTCTCACCGCTTAGATGTAAGCGGGATTAATGTACATTACTACCTTTCAAAAATTACACCGCAAATCATCGTCTTTTTTGAGCAGTAGGCATACGGGTTAGGCGTCCGTACTGTAATATTAGCGTGAATAATAGTACCGTGTTGTAGGGTAGGTTGTTAATGTAGCCTATTTTGTTTCACGTGGAACAATTTAGACGGTTACAAGCCCGTTTAATACAGAGTAGCAAGACATATTAATAATCAAAAACATTAAAATCATGAGTAAATTATTATTTTTAAAATCAGTTGAAACACTGATTGATGCATGTGATTGGAAAGAGGAATTGTGCGGACAAATCAACGAACGTATTATTTTTGCCTCTATAGATCGTAGGGACGACGCAGAACGTGAAGAATACCGCCTGTTATTGGATGATCTTAGGTTTGCAGAAATGACATCAAACGGATATAGTTTAGGTTATCCGTCTCATTTACGCCAATAATTGTACATAGCGCACGAAGGAACTGAAAAAAGTATCCGTTTTTTCAGGTCTGAGAAAATGGTAAATTTACTATGTGAGTCTAAGGGAGGCAATTTGGTAGCATGGATATTATATCATGCTTGCAATGTTGAATGTGTAATTTTTGAATAATATGATAATATTTATTTTTTTGATGGTTGTTATACCGTTATTAATTAACTATTTCCAAAGAAATAGCCAGCAGAAAGATTTTAAAAAATACAGGCGTAAAAATGAAAGTTATGAACATTTTTGCAAACGTTATTATTCGCACTATATTAAATAAGAAAATAAATCATTTTAAATAAAGGAGGAATAAACATGAAAAAGAATGTAAGAAACTATAAAAACGTAGGTGTACAATTTGCCTACGTTTTAGACTGTATTTATAATGAAAATAACGAAAATATGAGTGATAAAGAAGCTATTAATTACTTCTTTGACTGTTTTAACGAGGAATACAACTACAACTATAATAAACGGTTATACCCTAATTTGCAAAAACGGATAAGCGAATATATACAAGGTTTGCCAAACTGTTTTTGTATTGCCTTCGCTAATTACGATATAGAAAAAGTTGGAAAGAGTTGGGGGTTTTGTAAAACAGAGAAACAAACGTCTAATTTTGTAAATAACTGGTTTGATGCGATAGCTTTTAGGCTGATTCAATTAAGAGAAAAATTAAACTAAATACTTTTATAAGATAGATTAAATATATAGAGTTATGAAAACAATTAAATATAAAACTTTAAACGGTTTGTTATCTCAAACTAGACGGATGAATATGGATCAATTTTTAAACGGTCGTTTTCACCATAATACAAAAGGGTGGATAAACTTTAAATTAGATAAAGAAGAAAGGAAAAAGGTATTAGAAAGCTTTTCAAAATATTGTTTTGCAACAAAGAAAGCACAAAATAAGTTATTTTTTAATCTTATCAATAATTACGGAGACCCTTCTTTGTTTCAATGTTTTTATATTGATAAAAGGGGCTTTAATAATAGTTTATCCGGTGAAGCTTTTGATTACTGTAGAAGACGTTTTAATAAATAAGGGAAAATGAAAACAAAAGTAAATTTTAGAATAACGCCAGACGGTGAAATTATTGCCGTGTTTATAGAAAAGCTAATGAACGGTAAGTTTTTAGCATATTCTTTGTGTGATAACATGCATTTTGAGGCTGAAAATGCCTTTATAAGAGAATGTAAACCCGCAAAAGGATATAATACAAGTGAACTACTTGCCTATTTAAAAAATAGAGGCTATGAAAATATAGAAATATTATCAAGAATGAAATTTTAATTTTATGGAAACGAAAGAATTTAAAGAGATAATAAAAGGTTTTTGTGCTACGTGTGGAATACTACTAGTATTGTATATATTAGGAATTATATTTTGCTAACCAAATAAAAAAGAAAGTCATGAAAGCATTTAAATTAGATATTTATAGAGATAACGAACTAGTTTATAGTAACGTTTATAATAATAACATTGTATCTATTTGTGATCATATTGTGTCTTTTTCCAAATATTTACAAAGTAAATTATTTGTATCAGTTAGACAAATGTATTTTAATAATCTAGGCGAATTGAAGCCCAAAATGTATAAAGGTCAGTTTAATTATTCGCTATCTTTGACTATAGATAATAATACTTCTTACAAAGAATTAATATCTTTTTTGGAAAGGCACGAACCTAATTTGATAGAAAATAAAGATTTTACCAATGAGTGAAGAAAAAAGAAAAGAGTTTCTAACAAAATTAGCTAGTTTGTTAGACGAGTATAACGTAAATATAATATTTACATGTAGCGGAAGGTCTGATATTAGCGGTTTATATAGCGACCGTATTATAATTTCGGAAAGAAAAACAGAGGAAATTATACTAGACACATTCGATGAATGGAATTTAAGCAGTAACGCTATTAAAAAAAATATGTAATCATGAAAACAAGAACAATTATAAAGAAAAGATTTGAGTTCGTTTGCTCTGTTATGAACAACAAATTATATTATTCAGAGAAAGAACAAAAGAGAATAGCAAGAAGAATGTTTGTATTAAACAATTTAAAATATTAAAGCTATGAAAGAGATATTTAAACAAATAAAGAATAATCATCCCGATTATCTAATAATTATAAAAAATAATAATTTGGGACAAATATATGAAAACGATGCAATTATGGCTAAAGATATTTTAGGTATTGAATTAAATAAAAACGGTGTATTGTGTTTTTCTTTTGAATTGTTAGATAGTATTTTAGTAGAATTAATACGTAACGGTATAAAAGTAGCGGTTAGGGAATGAAAGAATATATAGTATATTACGGAAAATGGGATGCACGCTATAATATAGGTGTATATGCTAAGAATGAACAAGAAGCAAAAGAGGATATTTTAAATGAATTGAAAGAAATACTATGAAAAAGAAAAAGTTTGATCCAGCAAATTTCATTCCTAATCAGTCAAAATATCAAAGAGGTATTTTTAATGAATCTTTTGAAAAAGAATTGGAAGGACTTGCAGCGAATGAAATTCAAAGGGAATTATTATTAAAGAAAAGTAAGAAACATATTAATAAAAAGTGATAATATGAAAGCAAAAGTTTACAAAGATAATGGATATACACATGTATTGGTTGAAATTACTAATTTTGCCAATAAGCCGGAAATAACGAAAGGTTTTAAAAGTTATTACGAAATGAGAAAAGATAAAAATAGAATGAGTTTACATGAAATAAATTCAAATATATTCTCATTTATGAGTGTTAATAAGGCTATTAATAGTGTTTTTTGAATAAAGAAAGGAGTAAAAAATGTTGTTTATAATATGTTTGATTATTTGGGGTGGTTGTACTGTATTTGAAGGGCTAACTAAAAAATAGTAATATGAATAAGTTTGTTTCAAAACGTGGTGAGATATGGAAAAATATACCAAAATTTGAGGGCGTATATCAAATATCAAATTTGGGGCGTGCAAGAAGTTTGAAAAAGAATAGGATATACTTGTTAAAAAATAACATAGACACTAACGGATATTATTATATCATCCCATACGTAAATAAAAAAACGTATACTCATTATAAAATACATAGATTAGTTGCATTATTGTTTGTAGACGGATATAAAGAAGGTTTAGTTGTTAACCATAAAGACGGTAATAAATTGAATAATAATGCATCTAACCTTGAATGGGTGACAAGTTCTTATAATAATAAACACGCTTTTGATATAGGACTCAAGAGGAAAGGAGTACACGAAAATTGTAGAAAAGCTTGCATAGAAAAAACAAGCATTAAAGTTAAGTGTATCGACATTAATACGGGTGTAGAAAAAACATTCCGTTCAATGAAACAAGCTGCTAAAGAAATAGGCGGAACAGGTGCGGGTATTAAATATAGCATAAAGAATAATAAGCCATACAAAAAAAGATATTTATTTTATGAAATTTATATACGCTAGATGTTCAACGGAAAAACAAGACTTTGAACAACAAAAAGAATGTATAAAACAGTATTTGAAAAGAATAGGAGACAATTCAGATATTAAAGAAGTTGTAGAAAAAGTTTCAGGAACTATAAAACATACAAAACGAAAACTGCAAGAAGTATTAGAAATGTGCAAGAGTGGAGACACTATATATATATCTGAATTGTCTCGATTAGGTAGAAGTATGAATGATTTATTTTCTATTGTTTCTTATTGTGGAGAAAAAGATATAACTATAATACAATGCAAAGACGGAACTATAATAGAAAATAAATCAATAGGTGGAAAAGCCCTTCTTTTTGCATTATCATTAGCCGCTGAAATTGAAGTAGAAAACATACGTCAGCGTACACGTATGGGGCTAGCCGCAAGAAAAGCGAAAGGTCTGCAAACAGGAGGAACAAATGAATTGTGGGGAAAGAATAGCTCTACAGATAGAGCAGTTTCAATAAATAAGATGCACGATGAGTCCGCAAACAAAAGGCGGGAAAATGCACGTGTTAATGAAAGTAATGTGTTTTTTTGGGCTTTCATCACTGATTGGATAAAAGATAAGGGAGAGCCTAGAAACTACGAAATTTGGGGAGATATTGCACAAAGATTGAATAATCTGAATCAAAAGACAGCTACAGGAATGGAATATAATTCAGTTCGTGCGGCTGCAATGTATCGGAAACTTAAAAAGATAATGAAGTAAAAACGAGATAATATTAAATTTATATAAAGCTATGAGCAAAAGAATTTTAATAGAGAATTATTTCAGGAATAAATATCCTGATGAAAGGTATCAGTTCAAAGCATATCATACTATAGAGGATATGCTTGGAGTCAAAGGGAACAATCTTTATGTCGTTGAATTTATAGACACAAAGATGAAATATCCAAAAACTTTGGAGTTAAGAATTAAAGAAAGTGAATTATTAAACATTTAAGTTATGGAAAGCAAAGAAGATATTATTAGAAAGTATATCAAAGGAATAGTTTCTATTGAAAGTAATGGGAAAGTTATGTATGTTTCCACAAAGAATTGCTTTGCTAGAACAAGCACCTTAGAATTTCTAAAAAAGAGATTAAATTGCAAAGAAATATTGGTAGAAATAAAAGCAAAAGATGGTTTATTAATGTATGTAATTGAATAATGATATGAAAGCAAAAAAATTGATAACATCGGAATCAGTTGGGATTATATTCGCATATCGCTTTATTTTCAGACAGAAAAAAATGAATTTGAGCATATATGGGAATACGATGGCACAAAAGATGAATTGTTTAGTTTATTTTTTGATGTAAAATAAAAGTAAATATATACAATATGTGGATAAGAACACAGAATCAACGATTGAAAGACGCAAGTATTAAAGAATACAAAGGACGTGGAAATAGTGTTTCAAGTGGCAAATATTGCATTGAAATGAAGTATGGGAACGGAATAAGATATTTCTACTTTGAAGATGAAATAGAATATGATAGAGCTTTGTTTCGGCTAGATGAAATATTGAAAGTACAAGAGGTTTAATTCAAATCAATATAGTAATAAATATGGGAACATTTATTTTTAGACTATGCATTGATAATACACTTTGCTTAGTTACCGCTTTTGATAAAATCGAGGCAGAACACATGTTGGAGAAAAGCAAAGGGATTATCTCAAAGGCAGAGTATTATTTTGTCGGGATGGCTAACGGGGTGATTACTATTAGTGAAGATGGAAAAGTTATTCAAGGTAAATAGTCAACAATAATGTAAAATAGGAGGATAAATTATGACAGAAGAAAGATTGAAAAAAGCGAATGAATTGTTAGAACGAATCAAAGAGTATCAAAAAGAAATTGCTTCTTGGAAAATGGCAGTTTGTTTTAGAAATAAAGAAGTTTCATTAAGGTCTGACGACATGGGTTACGAAGTTCGTACAGGATTTATAGATTTTGAAGTGGCGAAAACTTTAACGTTAGCTAGATTGAAAAAAGACCTAGAAGTATTAGAAACTGAATTTAAAAACTTATAAAACAAATAAGAATGACAGTACAAGAATTGATAGACATTTTATCTGAAATTAAAGATAAAAGCAAACCTGTGAGAATAGACATTTTTGACGATGAAGTGAAAGATGTCATAGATCGTGAAGATTGTGTTGAACTTTATGATTATTGAATATGACAGTTGAAGATTTAATAGAGGCACTTGAAGAAGTAGAAGATAAAACTAGAGATGTGAAATTCAACGACGGATGGAGTGATTATCTAGTTGAAATTGTGGAAACCGAAGCAACAAAAGATGTTATCCTATTATAACCATGTGGTTTTAGTATGGTTTTGATATGGTTATCCATAAGGTTGTTTAAAAGTTATATAAATGTTAAATTCCATTTTTCTCTTGCATATCTCAAAAATAAAGAGGATATTTGCAATGTATCTGAAACGTGGCAATGGATGATATATGATTATATTTTTCTTGATTATAAAAGTTTTTTGATTATATAACCGTATGTTAGCAATTGCCACCATTGTATTTATACAATGTCTGTTAACACGGTAACAATAGAACCGTACTGATAGAGTTTCAGCTACGGTTTTATTGTTTTATATACAATAGAAGATGCTTCTGCTGTCATAATAAATTTTGAAAAAGCAGGCTTTGACTGTACAGAATAGAAGATAGCACTTTCTAAAGCGCAAAGTATATTCAATAAATCAAAAACGTCATGAAAGAATTACCAATAGGAACTGAAATAAAGCTTCCATTTACAACTTTAAAAGTAGAAACAGTTAGAGGTCATTCCTGTGAGAATTGTTTTTTTATAGAAGTTTGTGAAGAAAATGGGGAATTTGTATCTGAATCTTTTGGAGGTTGTGATTCTCTTGAAAGAGAAGATGAAACCAATGTTATATTTAAAGAGATAAGCCATGAAAACATGAAATAGAATGATAAAGGACGGATGGAATAATGCTAGGGAAGTGAAGCCGAGCAAATATAACACTGTTAATGTCTGTCTCAAAGATGGCAGATATATTAATTCTTTTTGGAATGGGAAAAAATGGGCTTACAATGTAGAGCCTATCTCATGGAGAGAAATCGAAGAAGTAATAATACCAATGTGTAAACGAATTTAATAATAAAAAGCTATGATAAAAGAAATTGTAGATCAATGGAATGCTAATAAGCATAAGCTGGAAAAATGGTTTAGAAAAACTAAATTGAAAGAATATGATTCATACCTAAAAATAGTAAGTGCTATATTTACGTATGTTATATCTGAATATGATGTGGAAAATATACACGTAATTAATGATGGAGATTGGTCAGGTACAGAGATATTCATCATCCCTGAAAAAGATGTATATCAGCCTGGAATAGAAGATTATCTTATGACACATACCTATTATGGTTCTTGTTCCGGTTGTGATACCTTGTTGAATATAATAGACTTTTACGAAGAAGATTATCCAAATGAAGAGCAAGTTAAACAATTAATGACTCTCTCTCTTCACTTAATACAAAGAATGAAACCATTATGCGAACAGTAATATTGTTATCAGCCATATTAATAGCTGAAAGCATTAATCACCAATGTGTAAACGAGAATGTAGATCTTTTATCTATATGTATGCTTATTTTTATAGGCTTTGATGTTATTGAATTTGTTTTTAAACATTTTAAAAGAATATAATCATGAAAGCAGAAGAATTAAGAATTGGTAATTACGTTAAAATAGACGAAGGAATTGGGAAAGTGGCATTTATAATGGACAAAAGCTTTTGCAATGAATATGCTAATGATGATTACAATATAACAGTAGAAATGGGAGATGGTATTTTTAGAGAAGAGGAAGAAGATAAAGTTGAAGGAATTCCTCTAACAGAAGAAATACTCTTGAATTGCGGATTTGAATATATAAATACTGACTATAAAGAAACAGGAATGGTTTCGCCTCCTGATGAGTTTTCGAATAGATACCGAATTGTTCATTTAAAAAATGATTTTAAATTATTCCTTAAAACATGGAATTGGATTTCTGTAAAATACGTACATGAATTTCAGAATTTATTTTTTGCAATTGCCCGTATGAATTTAAATATACAATTATGAAAACAACAGAAGAAATAATAAATTTAGTATCTAAAGCACTTGAACCACGTCCAATAAAATGGGTTGATATAAACAATGATAATGTTAGATTCATGTATTTTGGAGTTACTTTTAGAGTAACTAAAGAGTTATGTGTAGATGAAGTAAAAGAACTATGCCTACATCGGACTTTAGCCGCAATTTTGCTTGAATTATTATTAAAAAAAGAGAATATAAATGAGAGCTAACATTTACTACTTATTTTTAGCACTGATGGCTTTATTGCTAATGTCGTGTGGAGAAACGCCACGAACTGAAAAATATTCAGTTCTAGAGTATGATGTGATTGAAATTGATTCATGTGAGTATATTATGGTTCAGTCAAGAACTTATTACGGTAATATAGTAACCAGTATCTCACATAAGGGTAATTGCAAGTATTGCAAAGAAAGGAATAGTACAGAAATTAAACAGAAGATTGATGCTAATACAGAACATAAGACTGTTACTGATACTATTCTAATTTATAAATACATTAAACAAGAATAAAATGAATATAGATAAATTAATAGATGATGCTATTGAAAGCTATGATACATATCTACGCTACTGCAACCATCTAGCTGTGGAGGCACAAAGATATATCGACTTTGACAATTTTGTTTCTTGCGAATATATCAATGGTGTAGGACTTAGTATATTGGTAACGTTACTTGAAACAGATGATTATACTATTCCCGAATGTGTATGTCCTGTAGTAGGGTTCTTTGAATATGCCAAAGGTAAGGACAAACTATCAGTGGATGACATTAAAAAACTATCATTATGAAACAGACATTAAAAGAAGCAGCAAGAGAAAATATTCTGTTTAATCACAGAACAGCTGATCGCACTTTATCAGGTAAGAACTTGGCACAATTTGGGGAGATTAATTTCATTCAAGGTGCTGAATGGCATGCAAAGCAATCAATAGAGGTCCTTTCCTCTGTTTTAGAAAACTGGGTACATGGCGGTGATGCTGATTGCATCATTGCGGAGTTTGAAGAACTTTTAAATAAATGATACTATGAAAGAGATTTGGAAAGATATAGACGGCTTGTTTGGGTATCAAGTTAGCAATCTTGGGCGTGTTAGAAGTTTTTTTAGTAGATGGGGAAAACGAAAATATCCCAAAATAATGAAAGGTTCTATAGACTCTCATGGATATGTACAAGTAACGATTAGGATAAATGGGAAAAGCAAACTAATGTTAGTCCATAGACTTGTAGCAAAAACATTTATACCAAATCCCTTAAACTTGGAAATGGTCAATCATAAAGACGAAAACCCCTTAAACAATAATATTGATAACTTAGAATGGTGCACACGGTCTTATAATAATTCTTACGGACACGCAACTGACAGCTATAGAAAAATGATTTGTTGTATATGTGGAGATACAGCATACATTTTCAATTCAATAAAAGAAGCTTCAACTAAAATGCATATTCCTATAACGTCCATTTTCAATTCGTTAAAAAGGTGTTCACCTATGGTTAGTAGAGGGTTAACATTTTATTATGTTAGCAAAGAAAATATCCCGTCTTTCGATGAAATACTGGAATCCAACAGAGATGTACTAGAACGGATTAAAGAGAAAGGAGATTGATTATGGGATTTACAACACCTGCGTTTATACTCAAAAACACACCGGAGCTTCGAGATAAGTTAGTTCGTTTAGGGTATAAAATAGGAAATGAAAGGTATATAAACGATTATTTTTTAGCGACAGACAATGATGAGATGTTTGGAATTGATGTTCCATTTCCTCCTGAACTATGTAATGGGTATATTCATTGCGGAACTAATGAGACTTTGTTCCTTGCAATAGCCGCATTGAGGGATGACACTAACAAGAACCAATGTTTTACTGATGGGAACTTATGGTTTAAATGTGGGGTTGATATGTGCGATGAAACTATTAAGTATTATCTTAATAGATATAACAGAGAAATTCACAAGGCTACCGTAGAAGAGCTAATCGAACACTTTAAAGGAAAGGAGATTAATCATGGATAGTATACAGACACAGACCTTTTCTATCAGAGGGAATGACGATGCTGTGGCATATATTGATTTTTGTGATGGAGATTTATGTGTTTCTGTTGTAGTAGAAGGCAAACAAGCAGATTTTCACTTTGAGCCTGTTACTTTGAAGATGTTTGCCTATGCTTATAAGTTGCATTGTGAAGAATTAAAGGATGAGGGAAATAAATGAAACGAATAATTACTGTTCAAGATATGATTAACGAATTAATGTTAGTCAGTAATAAAGATGCCGAAATAAATATCGTAATGAATACGGGAGATTATCAAACTGAATACACCCCCGATTTATTTGATTTTGCTGTAATTGATTTTACTGATGTACACCCTGACGATGGAGTCCCAGAAAATAGAGTAGTAATAGAAATGTATCGTTAAGAAAAGGAGAAATAAAATTATGAAACCATTTGATTTAGAAAAAGCAAAAGCAGGTGCGCCTATATGCACAAGAGAAGGATTTAGAGCTAGAATTGTATGTTTTGATGCAAATAACGATAAATTCCCTATTGTTGCTCTACTTGAAGGTGATGATGGCAAAGAATATCCCGTTTCTTTTACTAAAAAAGGACGATTTTCTGATGGAGAAAAATACACTCCTGACGATTTATTCATGGTGGGAGAAAAGAAAGAAGGATGGATAAATATATATGAAGCATTGGCAGAAAGATGTATTGGAGCGGTTCACAAATCAAAAGAAGAAGCCATGCGTATGAAAGTCAATGAAAAAGATGTTACATATAAAGCTACGGTTAAAGTAGAATGGGAGGAATGATATGTATGATTATAAAAAGATGAAGGCTGAAATGTTTGAAGGTGACAATACTAGCAAATATTCCAAATTATATACTATTGTTGTTGCCACATGTATTAAAAAAGGTACATTTACAATAGGAGAAGTATTAAATGAAGTGTGTGGTGATAGTTGGGAAGTGATGTGTTGTATAGAATTCATGGAAAAACTTGGTTTTCTAAGAGAAATACATTCTTTAGGGAATATGACACAAGATAGGAGATTTGTTTTACTAAATTAAATAAAGTTATGAATAAAAAAGTAATTATTAGAGGCGACCGTTCAGGCGTATTTTTCGGAGAATTAGTAGAAAGAAATGGTAGTGAGGTTAAGCTCGCAAATTGTCGTAGGTTGTGGTATTGGGATGGTGCTGCTAGTATATCTCAATTAGCAGTTAATGGTACGACTACCCCATCTGAATGCAAATTCACAGTTACGGTTCCAGAGATAGAGATTTTGGATGTGATTGAAATTATCCCGTGTTCGGATAAAGCTGTAAAATCTATTAAAAGTGTACCGGTATGGAAAAGGTAATGGAAGATAGAATAAAACAGTTTCTAAATATTGGCTCTGGCTATGGCGATGGCTATGGCTCTGGCTTTGGCGATGGCTCTGGCTATGGCTATGGCGATGGCTATGGCGTAAAATCCATAAATGGAAATCCTATTTATGTAGTAGATAATATACCTACTATTATCACAAATGTAAAAGGTAATATCGCAAAAGGTTTTATCCTTCATTCTGACTTATCTCTTACTCCTTGTTTTATAGTAAAAGAGAATAATCAATTTTCTCATGGTAATACTCTACATGAGGCATTTGAATCTTTGCAAGAAAAGCTTTATGATGATAGTACAGAAGAGGAAAGGATCCTTAAGTTTAAAGAACATTTCTCTGACTTTTCTAAAAAGTATTCTGCTAAAGACTTGTTTATATGGCATCATGTACTCACTGGGAGTTGCAAGGCTGGAAGAGAAGCTTTTTGCAAGGATAAAGGTATAGATGTAAACAATGATAGGTTTACCGTCTATGAGTTTATAGAACTGACTAAAAATTCGTATATGGGTGAAATAATAAAGAAACTATTATGAAAAAAGTAATTTTAAAAAAGCTTATTCTCCAAAATTGGAGAAAACAAAACAAGGAAATATCTTTTAATGAAGATATTACTAAAGTATATGGTCAAAATAAAGCAGGTAAGTCCTCTCTTCGTCATGCATTCCTATGGCTTATTACAGGATATGATGGGGAAAATAGAATGAACTATAATTTGTTCGACAATACTAAAACATATACACCAGAAGATTCTCCTGCTGCTGTCGTTGAGGCTATCATCGAGGCAAATGGATATGAATATTCATTGAAAAAAACAGCAGAAGTGGGATGGATTAGACGTAGAGGAAGCAATTCTTATGAAAGAAAAGGGACAGATGATTATAAGTTCTTTATTGACGGAGTAGAATTGAGTGCCGGAAAGTATAAAGAAAAGGTTGCAGATTTATTTTGTGATTTGGAAGTTCTTCGCTCTATTTTGGATATTAATTACTTTTTATATTTAGATTGGAAAGAACAACGTAAATATCTTGCTGTAATGGCAGGTGAAATAACAGACAACGACTTAACGGGTAATTATAAGGAATTATTGGAGCAACTAGAGAAGTATTCACTCTCTGAATTAAAAGCCCGAATTTCGTCAGATATTAAACCTCTAAAAGACTCTCTTAAATCCCTTCCTCTTACGATAAAAACTTTGGAGGAAAATCTGCCAAATGTAGAAGAGGCGGAAAGTGCTAAGAAAGCCATAGAAGATTATAAAAATCAAATTTCGGATATAGATAAAGAATTACAAGGAAGTGCTGAATCTATTAAACCTCTAATAGAAAAGAGAAATAAAGATTTGCAAGAAATATCTGATTGGGAACGGAATATTAGAACTGAAAAAGAAAAATACGATGAAGAACAGAATAAGATTTCAGCTTCTATTCTTTCTAATATATGTTCTGTAACAGAAGAGAATAAAAATATAGATAATAAAAACGAAGAAAACCGAAGAAAAAGAAGAGTTCTATCTGATAAAATAAAATCATTAAATATAGATTTAGGAATTCTAAATGAAAGAAGAAATAATCTATTAACTAAATTGGATGAATGTTTGGAAAAGGAATTTTCAGCAGATAAATGTTCTTATTGTGGACAAACTCTTCCTGATGACAAATTAGAATTATTAAAAAAGGAGTTTTATAAACAAGTAGAAATAGAAAAAGAAAATATAATAAAAGAAGGGCTGAATGTAAAAGCAAGAATTGATGATGTAACTAAAGTAATTGCAGAATGTGAAGAGAATCTTGCTGATATTCCGACTGCTCTTTTGGAGAAGAAAGATCTGTCTACTTTACAAAAAGAATATGATGAAGTTCAACAAAATATTATCCCATTTGAGCAAACTGAAAAATATAAATCATTAGTTAGCTTATTGGAAGAAAAGAAAAAGACAATAACAACTATTCCTGAACAAGATAATTCAGGTTTACTTTCCATGAAAAAGGCTTTGATGTCGAATATTGAAGAGGAAAGCAAAAAAATGGGACTTATTGATGAGCGCAAAAAACAAGAGAAAAAAATAGAAGAATTTAAGAAACAACTGAAAGATACAGCTAATGCCTTGGCAGAAAAAGAGAAGTTAGATGCGCAAATTAAAGCATACGAAGAAGAAAGAGCTAAGATCATTTCAAAGCGAGTTAATAAATACTTCAAACGTTGCAATATTACCATGATGTCGCAGGATAAATCCGGTGTTTGGATTCCTGATTGTGTTATTACTGGTATTGATGGAGCAATTGCTGCTACATCAAACGGTGCAGAAAGAATACTTATTGGTATTGATATTGCAAATGCTTTTGCAGATTTCTTCAATGTAAGTTTGCCTCTGTTTGTTGATGATATGAATCTAATAGATTCTAGCAATGAAATAAAAACTTGCCATCAATTAATCGAATTAATAGTAAATGATAGTGATAATGAATTAAGAGTTGAATATTAATTTTTAAAAAGTAAAAGTTATGAATGAAAATTTAAGTCGTGTTTATTTTAATGGTAGCGAACTTAGTTACAAAGTTAACGGGGTTGAAGTTATAAATGGTGAATTTCCTGATAAATATAATTTAAAAGGAGATTATTTAATTAGCGGAGAAGATCTAGCTGCTATCACGGTTGCTCTGAATAGCAATAAGGGGGTTATTTCTGAAATAGATATTAATGGTTATCATTTTAATATCTTGATTGAAGATTCAGATAATATAATGAAAAAAATTAAAGAAGAACTAGAAGAACTAGAATCAGAGAAAAAAAGATATAGAGAATTATACTTTACATACATTCATCTCAATAATCTTCCGTGGTATAAACGTATCTTTAAGAAAATAGAAATAGGAAAATGAATAACAATTTAAGTGTAAATGTAACCCTATCTGAACTGAATGGGGTTATCATAACTAATGATGAGGTGGGTGGGGTGGAGGAAAAAGGTATTTTTATCCCACTAAGATTTAATACAATATATAGGAACAGAAAAGGGGAGTACATACTGACATTGAAAGCTGTTGAGAAAAAGCCTAATCAGTATGGTTATGTATACGGCTTACTCCCTAAAGCTTCCAAGAAAAAAAATAAAGAGCTTGAAATGTTAGGACAAAGTACTAATACTTGGTGTGGAAATATAATAAGAAGCACTGAATATACAAAAGTTAAAAAAAACAGAGTGTCAATAGATGATGCGTTAAAAAAATAACAATATGAAAAATAAAGAAAATGAATTAATAAAGAAATTTGAAAGTCTTTCTAAATTTATAGAAGAAAATGATATTCCTGCTTTAATATTAATTAAAACAAATGAAAGTCATTTTTCAGCAACAATTTCTAATATAGATGATATTACGGAATTATTTGCAAAACAATCACATGATGATGACGATTTAGGACATGCTTTGTCTTATATAGCTACATTAACGATGGGTTCACAATGTTCTATGAATCATAGAAAGTTCTTTGAGTTTCAAAGGAATGTATTGGCTGCTATTAAGGAATATGATGAAACCTTTAACGGCTTATTTAATGAAGATGAAGATGAAGAAGTAGATAATAAAAATTGCGATTGTTAGTTTTATATATTTACATTTTAAAAAACATTATTATGAAAAAATGGTTTTTAGGTTCTCTGAAATACGAAAAAGTAATGGAGAACGGGAAAGAAAAAAAAGTTACAGAAAAATATCTAATAGATGCCTTATCTGTGACAGAAGCCGAAGCTAGACTAATAGAAGAGATGTCTCCCTTTATCAGTGGTGATTTTTCGATAAAAGCTGTGGTAGATACAAAATACGCAGAAGTAGTTCCAAGCGATAATGAAGCTGATGATACTTGGTTTAAGTGTAAACTTGGGTATATCACCTTAGACGAAAAGACTGGGGCTGAAAAGACTACGACAACCAATATGCTTGTACAAGCAGCAGATTTAAGACAAGCTGTAAAGAATTTAGACGAATACATGAAAGGTACAATGGCTGATTATAGAATAGAAAGTGTATCTGATAGTAAAATAATGGACGTTTATCCATATAATAACAAATAATAATGGAAGCAATATATATTGAAGGTCAAATTACTGCCATACTCCCCGAAACTAGAGGTGTGGGACAGAGAGGTGAATGGGTTAGCCAAGATTTTGTATTAAAGACAGACGATAACTATCCTAAAAATATTTGTTTCACTATTTTGGGAGCAGACAAGATTAAAGAAGCGAACATTAGAATCGGAGATGTTGTTAGTATTGGAGTAAATCTTGAATCCAGAGAATTTAAGGGACGTTGGTATACATCTATAAAAGCATGGAGTGTTAAAAAGAAGTTTGAGTCACAGGCAGCTAAGCAAGCACCTCCTGTCCCAACACCACAGTCATCGCAACCAACACAAAATTTTTCATCAATGAGTCAAAGTGCTGCCGATGCACTACCATTTTGAATATCTGATGTGTTACAGAAGTTTAAAGTTAATGGAATTGACGTAGAGGTTATTGGATATAACAAATAATATCTCTATATTTGTGGAATGAAAGGGATAGGTGGATTTAGTACTCCCACTGAAAGCTATGCCAACAGGTTTCCCTTTCTTCCTTATTGTTGGCTCACAAATAATGTTGGTAATATGAATGAATTAATCAAAATTACAGAAAAAAACGGAAAACAAGTCGTTTCCGCTAAAGAATTGTATCTTGGACTTGGATTAGACAAATCACATTGGACGAGATGGAGTATGCAAAACATTGAAGAAGATAAATTCTTCAATGAAAATGAAGATTGGGTGGGGTTCGCCACAATGGCGAGGGTAACAAAGTGCTTATATTAACATTTAAACGATAAATGTATGAATATAATAGGGAAAAAATATGGAAGATTGACTGTTTTGAAAGAGGTTGATTCTTACATAAGACCTTCTGGACAAAAAGAAAAAAGATTCCAATGTCTATGTGATTGTGGTAATATAGTAAATATTAGAAAATACCCGTTAACAAGTGGTTTAACTAAATCATGTGGATGCATTCAAAAAGAAGTAGCATCTAAAATAAACACAAAACATGGGAAATCCTATACTCATTTAAATAACGCATATAGGACTATAAAAAGTAGATGTTATAATGTAAATAATCGAGATTATAAAGATTATGGTGGTAGAGGAATAAAGATGTGTGATGAATGGAAGAATGATTTTATGGCTTTCTATAATTGGGCTATTGAAAATGGATATGATGAAAATAAAACCATAAAAGAACAATCTATAGATAGAATAGATGTAAATGGAAATTATGAGCCAAGTAATTGTAGATATGTCAATATATACGTTCAGGCTAGGAATAAGAGACGAACTAAAAAATATGAATATAATGGGCAGATGCTAGATTTGAAAACTATATCTGAATTAAAGGGGGTGAAGTATAATACTTTATGGCAAAGAATCAATAAATATGGATATACTTTTGAAAAAGCATTGTTATAAAAATCAATTTAGTTTATCAAAAGGGCGTAGATTTCATTAGAAAATTAATCAATAATAAATATAAATAATGGCAGATGAGAAAAAAAATGTCGCTTTAAGAAATAACATTGGCGACCAAGTAATTGGAAGATTGAATGAATTAGCCCAAGCTAATTTCAATTTCCCTAAAGATTATAACTATGTGAATGCTATCAAGATGAGCGTTCTAAAGTTACAAGAGTTGAAAGATAAGGATAAGCGTCCGGCATTAGAGGTTTGTGACCCTATAAGCATTAGTTCAGCACTTTTTAAAATGGCTACAAAAGGATTGAATTTAGCTTATAATCAGGCGTATGCTGTAGTTCGTGGAACAGATCTTTGTATAGACCCCGGATATTTTGGGAATGTACTTATGGTAAAACGCATATTCCCTGATTGGGAGCCAATGCCGCACTCAATTAGAGAAGGGGATGAATATGTAACAGAAGTTGATCCTAAGACAGGTAAGAAGAAACTGTTGAAACATGTACAAAAATTAGAAAACCTAGATAAAGATTTTATAGGAGGATATATATATTTGCCATCTAAAGATGGAGAAATGTATCTTTATGAAATGACTCGTAAACAAATATTGGCTGCATGGTCTAAGAGTTCATCTAGGGAGCAAGCAACGCATAAACAGTTTGATGAGAAAATGCTGCAAAAGACACTTGTAAATTCAGGATGCACAATGATTATAAATTCCACTCCTGAATTAAAAGCTTTTGACGATGATGATAATGAGGAACAAACAAATAGTAATTTGAAGCAACTAAGCACTGAACAAGTAGGTGAGGTTGTAGAATATGAAGAAGTAACGGAAACTGTAGATGCGTCCACATTGGGTAACAAAGAAGAACTTAATGGTGCAAATGCAGGTGACTCGGTAACAGCCAAAGAGGAAAAGAAAGAACAAATTAAAGAACGTCCGTTTTAATAATGGATGATGAAGATGAAATAGATTCTTCATGGGAAGAAATGTATCCTGATTGGATAGATGATGGAGCAGATATTTTGTAAATAAATCAACTTAGTCCCATTTTGTTTAGGTAGTAATACCTATTCGGATGGGACTTTTTAATTAGAAAAATATGAGTGAAAATACAACAGACATAGTTCAAAAACTATTTGAATACTTATATAATAAATATCCAAACTTAAAAGTACAATGTCTTACTAGAGAGAATGGAGTAAGATGGCGACAAGATTGCCAATATATTGAGGATTATTTAGAAAAAGACATTCGTAATTATTTAGGGGATAATCTTCAAGAGTTTTTTTGGATAAGTAGTTATCAATATGTTTATGTGAATTAAGATTATGAAAAGAAGAATTGAAAATTTCCTCGCAAAATGTGTATGCAAAGGTATTGAATTGTATATGCGGAAGTATCGAATATACATGTCTAATTAGGAGTTGATTCCAATGACTGATGAACAGTTCAAAGAGGAATTGACAGATTCTAATACCGAAAAGTTTTGTAAGTATTATTTCGAACGATACGATAAATATAGAAATTATGAATTATCAGAAAAAAGAGGAATACATAAAGGAGACCAATTTCTATGTATCAAAGATGTAATAATGAATGGTAAAGAAGATGAGATTGCTTATTTTCAAGGGGAAATATACTTATCAGAAAATGATGGTTGTATAACTGATGAATATGGTGATAAATCTCATTGGTGGACAAAAGAGGAAAATATTAATAGTTATTTTAAAAAGATACAACCATGAACGTAGATGTAACAGTTAGTGTTAATATACAAGATTTATTTAATTCCATGTCTGCAAAAGAAAAGGCGGAATTTTGTGATATAGCTCTTGACTATCTTGCCGACAGCAAACTTATAAAAGAATTGAAAGATAGAAATTGTGATTGGAGTGATTTTGGATTAAAAGAAGAATAATATGACGGTTCTAAGGATAGTGGGGAGCGGTAGTAAAGGAAATGCGTATATCCTTGAATGTAATAACGAAACCCTTTTAATTGAAGCAGGTGTATCTTTTAAAAATAAGATACTTCCGGCTATAAATTGGGAAGGAGGTAGGGTGGTTGGCTGTTTAGTCAGCCACCGATGAAGTCATTCAGACCATTCTTTAGATATTCCTAATTTAATATTAAGAGCAATATCCGTTTATTCAAATAAAGAAACAAAGTCTATATTTCCTGACGTGGTTGAACTTTCTATTAAAACTAAATATCGTATTGGAGGTTTTGAAGTACAATGTCTTGAAGTTCCTCATAATGCACAATGTTATTCATATATAATAGATTGCCCTGATGGAATGAGAGTCTTGTTTATAACTGATTGTTCTTGTTTTAAATATAAGGTGAAAGGTGTAAATGTTTTAATGATTGAAACTAATTATAGTAATGATGTGATTGTAAATAATGCGATACATGATGAATGGTCGTCTAGTGCATCTGAAAATCACTTATCATTGGAACAGGCTATCGAAGTTATTAAAAGGCATAAGTCTCATAATTTAAAGACAGTCATAGGGCTTCATCTAAGTAATCAAAATAGCGATGAAAAAAAGTTTGGTGAGAGAATATTTGAAGAGACAGGATTTAGAGCTATATTTGCAGATAGCGGTATCACTGTAGAACTAAAAAAGGAGGAATTTTAAATGGCGAATCCTAATTACTTTAAACTTAGAGACTATCTACAATCTTTAATAGATATGACGATAGAAGCGGAGAATAAAAATCCTATATACTATTATTTCCCTATTTATTCTAGGGATTTAGCAAAGAATATGGAATTGATAAAAAATGGGTATAATAAGGATATATTACCTGTTAATTTATTATGGCAAATAATGGATAAAAAGAAAAATGAAGAATGATAATAATAATGTTATGGAGAATAAATGTTACATAGGGATAGACCCCGGTGCTTTGGGTTATCTTGCGATACAAGTAAATGGAGAATGGACTCACATGAGTTTAAAGGATAATGATTTTTACCAAATATCAGATATGCTTGAATATCTAAAGTCTAAATATCCAAACATAGTAGCAGGACTTGAATGTGTTCATGCTATATTTGGTAGTAGTGCAAAAGCGACATTCTCTTTTGGAGAGATATATGGGAAATTACAAGCTTTGCTTATAGCTCATAAAATACCTTATCATTTGATTGCTCCCAAAACATGGCAGGGAAGCCTTTGGCAAAACAGTGATATGGTAATAACATATAAGAAAGTAAAACTCAAAAATAAAGAGATTAACAAGAAAGAAGTGAATACTAAAGCAACATCAATCAATGCCGCAAAACGTCTTTTCCCTGAATTGGATTTTAGACGAACCGATAGATGTAGTAATATTGATGATAACAAAGTAGATGCGACTTTAATTTGTGAATATTTAAGGAGGAAAAACTTATGATGATAGATACTGACAAATGGGTTACTATTGACACATACGCATTTTTGAAAGGGATTAAACGTAGATGGGTTTATGATCTTATAAAAAAAGGTAAGGTGCAAACAATCAAATTATGGGGAAAACAATTAATATATATAGGAGATGAAAATAGATAAAACAAGATTCTTTTTATTCCCTTACATAGCTATCAAACATAATGAATATGTATATGGGAGACAATTATATACTGTTATGGGTGATCTGTCTATACGGGAAGTTGAACACTATATAGAAACTACAAAAAAATACAGTGATGTGGTAATTACAGGTATCTTTGAAATGTCAGAAGATGATTATTTAGCAAGTAATTTAATTGAATGAAACCATGAAAGATTTGATAATAATGATTGTAGCCTTTGTAATTGTTGCTGCATTTGTTGGACACATGGAAATAAATTTATCTCCATTTAGTATCAAACTACCAATGTGGCATAGAGTAGTATGTATGATCCTACTTCTTGTTACATATATACTTTGGAATTTAGGAGAAAGACAAGATGCCTATTCAAAAGGATTACAAGAAGGAATGAGAATAACTTTGGAACAAATTAAAGAAAAAAATGGGAAATAAAAATATTTATATATTAGAAGCATCCGCTTATCATTGGGCGAAAGACGCACATATCTCTTTGTTAGAACAAAAACAATGGATCGGATATGGAGATATAGGCAAAGACAAGTTGGAAAAAACAATGAAACAAATAGCAAAGCTATGGCAAGAAGTTTATATCGACAACAGAGATGATACGCAGGTTATAATCCATTTGTATTCTACCGTTCAAAGCAATGGGTTAATATTGAAAGATGACGTTTGCGATTATAAAATAATTGGAGGTAAATAGCAATGAATACAAGCTTTGAAAAATCGGCTAATACCACTGATGAATGGTATACGCCAAAAGAAATTATAGACGCATTGGGAAAGTTCGATTTAGATCCATGCGCTCCGGTTAAACCGCTTTGGCAAACAGCTACACAAATGTACAACAAGAACCATGACGGATTAACTAAAGATTGGGTAGGTCGTGTCTGGCTAAATCCACCTTATTCCCGTCCGCTTATTGAACAGTTTATAAAACGGATGGCGGAGCATGGAAACGGAATTGCATTACTCTTTAATCGTTGTGATTCAAAGATGTTTCAGGATGTCATATTCGAAAAGGCAACAGCGATGAAATTTCTACGTAACCGGATTCGCTTCTTTCGACCGGATGGGACTCGTGGAGATTCGCCCGGTTGCGGCAGTATCCTAATAGCTTTCGGTGAAGATAATGCCGATATATTAAGAACTTGTAATATTGCAGGGAAATATGTACGAATAAATTAAGGATTATGAAAGAGAAAGAAATAGAGCTTTTGGTAAATGAAGCTCATGTTTTACAGGAAAGACTACTAGACATTGAGATTATATTTGGGATAATATTAAAAGTGAAGTAAAGGCTAAATCTTCTTTTGGCGAATATGCAAGTCTTTTACGAATAGTTTTTACCCAAATTTCATTAATGTTAAAGTTTATGATTCCGGTTATGATCTATATGAAACCGAAATTATCAAATTTACCAACGAACAATTATCTGAATTAATGCCATGAGTGATGAACAGATAAATGAGCTTCTTCGGCTAACGAAAGAAAACAACGAAATGCTTGCCAAGATAATATCACACATAGAAAAAATCACCGATGATGATTATTTAGCCAAGCATTTACTTCAAGAATTTATCAATAACGTTGTAGCCGACTTGTTTGCAGATATGCTCCTTCAACCAAAAGGGAGAGGTCATATCAATTCGGAAGAAATAAAAGATATTATTAATCAGTTAAAAATGTAGCTTTATGACAATAAGTACAAAATATGATATTGGAGATATGGTTTGGTTTATGTATGACAATATCTGTGTATTAAAGAAAGTTGAAAATATAAACATAGACGTATATCACAAGTATGTCCAATATATGTTTGATGAAAATAGTATATGGTTATCTGAAAAGCATTTGTTTTCTACAAAAGAGGAACTTCTAAAATCGTTATAACAATATGAAAACAGATAGGAGTAATTGGGGAGTAAGATGGGGAGAAGCCTTATATAGGATAGAAATTGTTATGCTTATCATAGAAAGTTTTAAATATTATCAAGAAGTAGAAACTGAAAAGGCTGCAATGAAATATCTTAAATACTCAAAAGATTATAAATCATGCGAACAAGCGGCAGACATGATAAGAATGTTATTTAACAGAGATGTAAATCCTAGCGAATTAATGCACACAGAGGATGATATATCTAATTCTTTAATTGATAGTTATATAAAACTACAAGATTCCCTAAGGTACTTCCCAAGTCCTCGTTATCCTTATGAAAAAGAAGATATATTATCTGTTTTAGCTTATTTATATCATCATAATTATTGGCTAAGGATGAAATGCTATGATTACAGTATATTCTCATGTAAAGTATTTGATGTATTTCATGAGAAAAGAATGATTCACAGCAGAGGAGTAAAATGGTTAATTAACGAAAGCAGTGAATATTGTTTATGGAATGGTAAAACGAAACATGTTGATACGATGAGGTTTAGAGGTACTTTTAGAAAAATAGAGAAAGCCTTTAATGAAATAATAGAGAAACGTAGAAAAAGAAAGGAGAAGAAATGACGGGACAAGAATTAATAAACTATACTTTATCCTTAATTCCCAAAGAAGAAAAAGATAGAGTATTCAGACAAGAATGTTGTGGTATAGATAATAGTTTTATTGGTTTTTTAGAACCATATTATTATCTATCAAAGATAATACCAAAGAATTATATTGTATTCGATTTTGGTGCAGCCTATAACCCTCAATGTTATTTTTTCACCAAACATAAAAGATATATAGCTATATCTCCTATAGAAATAGATGGAAAAGAAATGTTTAAAGCTCCTAATTGTGAAATATACAGATGTACAACTGGATATTTTTTGAATAATTATTATAAAAAAGAGGGAAAACAATTCGCTATTGTGAATAATGTTCCTAATTGGTACAAAGAAGATTCAATGAATTTAGCAAAAACGTTTTTTATAAATTGTTACACCTTTTATACTGAATAGTTTATGACAGGAGAAAACTTTTTGGCATTCATTATAGGAATGTTTATCGGTCGTGTCTTAACTTATCTTGGAGATAAAACTTATAAGTTCTTAAATAGACCAAAGAAAAAATTAGAGAATAAAGAACCATTAATCTTTGATGGAGTCGATGACTTTGTTAAATGCGCAGAAAACTCTCTTAAAGATTATACAGTCATTAAAGGAGATAGCTGGTCGGCAGGGAAAGGACATAGCCATATTATTATTCTTGAAAATAAAGAAAATGAAAAAAGAGACGAATAAATTTGGTAGTATGAAATATTATTCGGATATTTGCCGATGTATTAAGGATGCGGAACACCCTGATGCAGACATAAATTGAATTGTATTTATCGAAATATAATCATGGCATATTCGTATATAGTGTGTTCCGCCTTCTTTTTAGAAGTCCACTTATACGGATTTTCCTTTGAAAGCTGTATTGAGTGTATTCTTAATGCAGCTTTCTTTTTACACCGAAAATTATTGCAGTAAAGACCGCTTGGGAAGAAAGTTTATAATGTGTTACAAGGGGTATCATACATAGCACAATGGCATAAACGATGTCTGTATGGTCGGGACGTAAACCGATTAGAGTGAACTTGAATTATTTACGTTGATATTCAAGACTGCGAAAGAGGCGATGGGCGACAGGATAGTTGTAGTCGTAGACTTTTAAAGTTGAAGCCGAGAGAAGTAGAAATATTTCTCTTTAGGCAAACTTTTACCTGCTCGTGAAGGCTTAAAGCTCTTGGATAGTTTAATAATTAAAAGATAAATATATGAAAGACAATGTAGAAGAATATCATTGGATTAAGAATAATCCTGATTATGAGAAAATAATCGCCAAAAACAAACGTAAATATTCGTCTAAATCTAAATCATCGTTTATGCCATATTATAAACAACTCCAAGATAAAAGATGGATAAATAGAAGAAATCAAATATTAAAAAAAGGTGGATATAAATGTTCAAAGTGTGGTTGTAAAAATAATCTTCAAGTTCATCATAAGTTTTACATTAAAGGTAAAATGGCTTGGGAATATAAAGATAAATACTTGGAGGTGTTATGTAATGAATGCCACGAGAAAAAACATTGTATTGATTTAGATAGAGAGTTTCTATCAATAATAAGTTAGAATATGGACATAAAATCATTAATAGATAAATACGAAGATAGAAAATTTTTCGAGAAAGACCCTGTTTCTTTCCTTTGGAAATATAAAGATAAGCGAGATATTGAAGTCGCAGCAGTCATTTGTTCTACCCTAGCTTTCGGCAACCGTCAACAAATCTATAAAGCTTGCAAAAAGACATTGGCTATTATGGGAGATTCGCCATGCGAATGGATTATGTCTAAAAAATATCCAGTACACATTGGAGATGATGGTTGTTGGTATAGGATGCTCAAAAAGTTTGACTTTTCAAATATTTGTTATTTTCTAAGACAGATATATGAAAAATTTGATTCACTTGAAGATTGTATCATTAACGCAATGAATGAGTATTCAGAATTTACATCATATATCGAAGTTTTATGTGCTATCTTTAATGGATGCAATGGAATACCCAAAGATACAAAATCATGCTGCAAAAGGCTTAATCTTATGCTTCGTTGGCTAGTCCGACAAAATAGTCCAGTTGATGTAGGAATATGGAAGTCATTAGACCAATCAAGACTTCTTCTTCCGCTTGATGTTCATTCCCTTAATACGCTAAGAAAAATCGGGGCAATCAAGAGGAAGAGCAATGATATGAAAATGGTTATTCAAGCTACAGAGTGGGCTAAAACAATATGCCCTAATGATCCAGTATCACTTGACTTCTACTTATTTGGCAAGTCGTATGAAGAAGCGCATCCCGAAGAGTTTGAAGAGCCAGAGGAAGTACCAATGAAGCCTAACCAAATATTGCTGGTAAGTGTTTATCAGGTAATGGCTCTCAATGAAATGTGCAACTGTTGCGTTTTGGATATTGAACCATCAATTAAAAATAAAGATAAAGAAACCAAGAAACTATTTTATGCCGCAAAGAAAAGAGTAAATTGGTATCAAAAAGAAGTAAATAACCTGACTATTTCCAGTGGAACAGTTTATGTAGACTTTAACGATAGTTTAGACCTTTACACAAAGCCACTTTTACTTAAATATCAACAGGCATTGGAGAATTATCTATCTACAATAAAAGGTGTCGAAAATCCCTATTTTGCATCATTGGTAGAAGTTGCTCGCTCAATGACTAAACTTTCTATCACCGAAATATCAAATAGAATAAAAGAATGTATTAAATTTGCGGAAGATTCGATTGCTCTAAGACATTATAAGCAGAAAGAATTATTGGATATTATAAACAACCTTGTAAAATGGGTGTTTAGGAAATCGGAAGATATAAACTACAATGATAGCCCTGAATGTGTAGAAGCATATAAGAATCTTGTAGACGCATATCAAAATCCAAACATTATTGGTGAATGTATAATAAAGGCTCAACATTTAAACGATAAAGAAGATGAAAGTAAAATTTAAGAAAATGCATCCCGACGCAAAGATTCCAGTTAAACATTACGATGACGATTTTTGTTATGACCTATATGCTACTTCATGCGAAGAGATAGCACCAAATGTGTATAAGTACGGACTGGGATTAGCTTTCCAAATAGATGAAGACTATATTAAGGCTATGCGGAAAGGCGGATATGTATTATCCATTGATATAAGACCAAGAAGCAGTATTTGGAAGACAGGGATGATTATGACTAACTCTGTCGGTACAGTGGATGAAGGCTACACTAATGAGATATGCGCTATCTTCTATCACGTATTAACAAATTTACAACGATATTCAGTAGGAGATAGAGTAGCCCAGTTGAAGATTGGGTTAACTCCTAAAATAGACTTTGTAGAAGTTGAAAAGCTAAATGAAAAAGAAAGAGGTTTAAACGGAATAGGTAGTACAGGGAGGAAATAGATATGGGATTTATTCAAAAAGCTTTTTTAAGAGCAAACAACAAGAAAATATTAGATAAACTAAAGGAACTTGGTTATCATATTTGTCCTTGCTGTTATTTTGATAGAGCTGTATGGATTCATATATGTATTCCTACCCAATCTATTCATGGCGTTGGTTATCCTGATGAGTGTTATAATCTTTCATTAGAGGACGAATTGAAACGTTTTTTATCTGAAAAAGAAGAAAACGATATTGATTGCGGTGAAAATGAAAACTTATTCTATTTTATTGCTGCACTCCGAGATGATACCGATGACAGACAAGTCTTTACTAACAATAAAGGAGATTGGGGTATATATCATGATAACGAATTAGAAGGAGGATTATCAGGAATCGAATTTATGTATCTACCCAAAGATAATGATACAGATAATTATCATAAGGCTAGTGTTGAAGAATTAAAATTGTTGTTTAAGAAATGAGTAATACAGGACATAAATGGATCTACCGCAAAATAATACCTCGTCTTAAAAACCCGATAAGGTATAAGGTTCGTGTATATTACGGTGCTAAAAGTATTGATGTCGGCATGTTTAGAACATTAGAAGATGCTCTGAAAAGACGTAATCAATATATCAAAGATAATAATATAAGCGAACTTGCATTGAAGAAATATAATACACGTAATGAAAATAAAGATTAAACATGGGGAAGTATTTTAGCATTGAAGAATTATGTCGGTCAAATACAGCCGATGCAAAAGGGATAAAAAATATTCCTAATGATGAGCAAAAACGAAACTTAGAGGCGTTGATTAATAAAGTCTTAGACCCTTTAAGAGAAGCGTATGGTAAACCTATTATTGTTAGTAGTGGTTTCAGAAATGTAGAATTAAATAAAGAAGTAGGTGGAGTTCCTACAAGCCAACATCAAAAGGGAGAAGCAGCAGATTTAGACGTTGGTTCAGTAGAAGAAAATAAAAAATTATTTGAATTAATTCAAAAGTTAAATTTACCATTTGACCAATTAATTGATGAAAAAAAAATGTCATGGATTCATGTATCTTATTCATCATCAAGACAAAGAAAACAAGTATTGAAACTTTAGAGAAGAGGGGCTATTTAGCCCCTTCGCTTTTTAGTAATTGCAACTCCATAATTTCATTTGTAAGTTGAAATCTTAATTTCTCAAAATCACAATGAGGTAAATCTCTCACTAAATCATTGATTGCCTCATTAATCATGTAATTCTTACGTATGATTGCCAATTTGACAGCATCATATTTCACTTTCTTGACTTTCATAGGCTGTATTATTTTTCGCTTTGGAGAATACTATTTATCTTCTCTTCCGTAAAACCAAATTTCTTTGCAAACTTCATAAAAGCTTTTTTTTGTTTTTCAGGAATGAGCGCAAACATTGAATTGATAGGTCTATCGCTTTCTAATGCTTTCTTAAAATCTTTGTTTCTCATTTTTACTATTTTTTATCATTACAAAAATCACACAAATATTCTCTTATTATATCCCACGTTTCTTCGATTATATCTTGGTCTATATAGTGTATTTCCTCCCCATATACATCAATATAATAATATTGACAAATATGTGTTGAAAGATGCCCTATTTCATGCGTGAATGTTTTCATAAATTCTTTTGCACTTGTAGCTTCACCTATCACAATAATCGTTTTCTTTTCAATAAACGAAGAATATGTTAAGCCTATATTGTCTTTACAAGAATTTAGGTCAGCATAAGCAATATCTAACCTTTCCTCACTTATACCCATACTCTCCAATTTATCTATAAGGTCATCAGAATATTTGCATTTATAATCAAAATAAATATCTGCCAACCAATCATATTTATCTAAGTAAATAGTTCTCCTTATCATAGTAAATTTGTTAAGTTAAAACAAATAAGGGTATCGTAGCTGCCGATACCCTATGTTTTACAAAATATCACTCCACTCTATAACGACACCATTTGCCATACACATAGAGTAGAAATATCTAAATGGCTTTTCTGGACTCCCGTCTACATCGTCGAGAAAATCTTTTACAAATTGTGCAAGCTGTTGCTCATTTTGAATTGAACTTCCATAGTAATCAGCTTTAGCCATATTTAAAGTATAAACTCCATTATATCCATTATCGTTCTCCAATTTGATATTATATTTGTTCATCAATTCTTCAAACTTTTCTTTAGGTATAGGAGTGACTTTTCCATTCTTGTCTTTCATTAAAGAAACAGCAAAATCACAAGCCTTTTTATTGAAATTCATACCATAGTTTTGAAGATAAGCTCTCATATCACGAGGAACATTATCCCATATATCGAAGCTAATACCTTTATCCATAATAATTTATTATTAATTGTTAGACAAAAGGGGAGATGATTCTCCCCTTGAAAAGTCAATTAGCGATAACGTCTGCGACGACCTCTACGTTCGCCCATACGTTCATTTTCGTCCCAATAACGGTCGTCACGCTCACGCTCTTTATTGTACATTCTGTCGTACTCACGGTCATCACGTTCGCCCATTTCTTCGATTTCATCCCAAAGAGTTTCAAAATCCTCTTTTAAACATTCAAGACTTTCTTTGAAATCCTTGATTGCTCTTCCGAAACCGCCACCTCTATGCTTTTCAGCTATTTCTATCATTCCCATAATTATTTACTATTAGTTGATTTATTACTACTATTGCTATTGTTTAGCTTCAACAGCAAATCCTTTATATCATGTAAATCTCCTTTCAAAGATTTAACTTCCGATTCCAAAGAGCCTATTTTTTCCTCTTGTTGCTTTTCTTTTGCAAATTGGGGATTAAGCTGTTTTAGAATTTCATCACAGCTGTTTATCACTGATTCATGATAATCTACACTACTCACAATCTGCCTACTATTTTGGAGCATAGCTTCCACTTCCGATATGATAGCTTCTTTCTTGTCAGATACTATCGCATTCGGATAAGAAAACACTTCTCCGTTTGCAGGAAGTTTTTGAAAGTCTAATAGCTCTTCACCACATTTAATCTTTATATCCACAAGCATTTCCGGTTGTTGCCCAAATGGTTGACCGGGTGTGTATGAAGGATATTTAGGAGTAGGGTTGCTGACAGATTCAACCTGACCAATCTTCACTGTAGGCGTTTCACCTTTTGAAAGGATATAAAATAGATTCCCTTGTCTTACGTTACTAAACATAACAATACTTTTTTAATTATTTACTTGCTTTCAAAGTCTCTGATGCTACCTCTGCTGCTGGTGCTGCCGCAGGTATATGGTTGACAACTTGGAATATTCCATCACATTTATTGAAATATATCAGCAAGTAATTGCCATTTACAACTTCATTAGAAGTCATCGGAGCACCAACACCATTTACAAGAGGTGTTCCAGTAGAACCCGCAGGCGGATTTGAAGATGTTTGTAAAGACACCGTAAATGCGGATGAACCAGCACCAGCTGATGGTATTTGTGAGATACGAAGCAACATCAAACCGTCATTACATAACTGTTTGAATACCCACGGGCATATAGAATAAGTTACTATACTTCCTGTGGTAGTTACTGATATTGTTCTAACCTTTGGTATTCCATTTCTGTTTATTCTACAAACAGGGAACTTGCGGGATAACATCCCGTTTGTCCATTGGCTATAAGGCAAAAAATAAGGATTAAACATAATTGTAAAATTAATTTGTTATTAATAGTTATGGGATAACAATATGCCTGTTATCCCTATAACGTTATTTAGCAACCACAACCAGTGTTGCATCCATTGTTGCAACCGCAATCACCATTACCATAAGGATAACCATTATATCCAAAAGGGAAGTTCATGCCTGCATAAGGAGAACATGTTAAATATGCAGGAATTGGGCACGGACGCAATGTATTAACAAGATTCTGTGTCTGCTGTTGCGTTAATGCGGACATCTGATAACCGTTGCGTTCATCACGTAACTGTTGGATTTCACGCTGCATTTCTCTCTTCTCCAATTCGCAGAATTTTTCAGCCAAAATTTGAGTCTGTGCGTCAATTTTTGCCCCAATGATGTTAAACTGCGTATTAGCATTAGACTTCAAATCATCTGTCTGATTAATTGTTGCGATACGATTTTCAAATCCCTGCTGTTGAATTGCAGTTTTAATATCGCAGCAACATTGTGCCATTTGAGCGGCAATATTCATATTACCAGACTGTATAGCATTAATAACTTGCAATGAAGACTGACCAACTTGACAGCCAACTTCTGAAACCTTAGAACTTACGCCATTAATTGCCTGTTGAATTTGTCCTACAGAACAATTCAAGTTAGTAGCCAAGTTGTTAATTGCTTGTCCATTTCCATTGATTGCTTGCATCAAAAGCTCACGACCAGTATCATTGTTAATCAATCCTGCAAGACCTGCGTTAGCCGGAACACCACCATCGTTGCCTCCAAAGCCTCCGCCCCATCCGCCACGTCCCATTAATGGGAACAGGAAGAACAAGAAGATAATCCATAAGAACCATGAGCCATCACCGCCAAAACCGTTGTTGTTTTTGCCGTTGAGAGCCATCAAAAGATTAGGATCAATACCTTTCTGTTGCAAAAGTGGAGCAAGCATCGCCATCATTCCACCTCCGCTTCCACACCCACAACCTGCTTCGGGTGTGTAAACCACTGTTCGATTTTCTGACATAAATATTACTTTTTAATAGTTATAGATTCCACCATTAGAATCACGCAATTAATCTATAAACTATCTACAAGATATACTATACAATATTTTAGTGCTTGTATTATGTTATTTATCAACGTATTATGAAATATTCCCGAATATATTTGGAAGGTAGTGTACTAATTAGTACATTTGTGTCCATAATAGTACACTATGACTTTAGAACTTGATGTAGCAAAGAAAATAGATGAGATTGAGAAAATAGTCTGCACTCATTTTGGAGTGACAGAACAAGAACTTGTAAATAAAGAAAGGATGGAAAATGTCGTATCGGCTAGAGCTTTCCTTTTTTATATATTACATTATAAGTTGGAAATGTCTCCACTAACAATTAGTAAGGTATATCCAAGACAACCTCGATCTATAAAAAAAATGTGTGCTAAAATAAAGAATGGGTTGAAATTTCACAAGGTATATACTTCTATTTATGAAGATTTACTGAAAAAAATAGAACCAATTCTACCAAAAGACTTAGATAAGTTTTGGAATAGAGAAAATTTGTAGTATATTTGCAGCGTCAACCACAACTGACAAGAAGAAATTGCTAATTTATTAGCGGAGTGTTCCGGAAAGATGTGTTGTGGCTCTTTTCGGAACATTCTTTTTATACTATTATGAACAATATCATCTTATCAAAAGAAAGTTCTAATGAGGAATTGAAAACGTACTTTAATGCAGTACTTGAATTATCTCAATCTAACAATGAGTTTCCCGTCAATCTTGATGATGTTTGGATGCTTGTTTATGGAAGGAAACAAGAAGCTGTAAGAGCATTAACATCAAATGACCAATTCATAGAAGGAGTTGATTATCAGTCGGTGCGCAAAGATGCGCAGCAAGATTTAGAAAATTCATGGGGTGGGAATAACAAGGTAGATTACAAATTATCCGTTTCTTGTTTAGAGTTCTTTATAGCTCGTAAAGTAAGACCTGTATTTGAAGTATATCGACAAGTATTTCATAAGGCTATAAACAATCTAGTTTTGCCGAAAACATTTGCCGAAGCTCTAAGATTAGCTGCTGAACAAGCCGAACAATTGGAAAAACAGCAAGCTCGTATTGAAGAAATGAAACCAAAAGAAGAGTTCTTTGACCAAGTAACTGATAGTAAAGACGCCTGTGATATGGCTACTGTGGCAAAAGTTCTTAATATGGGGATTGGAAGAAACAAACTTTTTGAAATCTTGAGAGATAATAAAATTCTTCAAGGGAATAATCAGCCGATGCAGCGTTATGTAGATTCATGTTGGTTTAGAGTTATAGAAACTCAATTTACCAAACCTAATGGAGATATATGTATAAACTTTAAGACTATTGTATATCAAAAAGGAATAGAAGGCATACGAAAATTACTAACATCATTGGGATATAAGAAAGCCGGAAATTAATCCGGCTACTCTTTCCTGAAAACAATACTAATCTGTTATTTCAACTTTGTAATTCATCAATGCATTGTAAACTGCTTCTGATATATTTTCTTTATATTTATTCGCTAATTCCTTTAAATAATTTTCTTTAGCTTTTTTATAAACTTTAAAAGCTTCATCTGTGCTATTATAACAACCAAGATATGTAGGAATACCATATTTTGATATTCTTGCTTGGAAAACATTATTTACTTTATCAAAATACATTCCTATTGGATATTTACCTCTTCTGTTTTTATCATTCATAACTGCTAAATTAATTTCTTTAGGAACTACACAACAGGTTTCAGGAGAATAAACCTTATTCCCTTTGATAAGAATGTCTTTGTCTATGTTATATCCTTCTTTGTAATTTTCATCATACCATTTAGCGAATTTTTGAAAGTCTTGCCATTCTTCACAAATTATACAATCTGAATAAGACGGATGCCTCCTATCTTTATTAAGACATCTTTTTCGTATTCCCATCCAAACATCATAATAAATAGTATGTTTACCATTTAATTTGGATGGGAAAAAACCGCTTTCAAATTTTACTTCATTGCCATTCAATTTAGGTTTAACCTTACCCTTTTTAGCGTTATATCTAAATACGACTTTTTTCTGATTAAAATCTTCCCAAAATATTATACATTTACTATTTGGAAGTAAATCATCTACAATATATTTACCATATTTGTTATAAAAAACATCTCCTTTTTTCATTTTTTCAGTAAAGATAATCAAAAAATCTAAAGGGCGGTTCTAATTTAAGTGTTATATAATAGTTTTTAACGCAGCCCCACCGTTAGGATGGTCGCCACTGTATGTAATAACACTTGCCAATCTATCATCTATGCTTCTCAAAAGTTTAGTTTGATTTGCAAGCTCACTGTACATTGGGTTCTGCAATGGGTCTAAGCTAGTAAATGCAGCAAAGAAATTGTTGATAACCATATTGGTGTCTGCGACAAAATATCTCATTGAATTAAGATAAGCTTCAATAACATTAGCGGTTTCTTCCGTCACACCAGTGATCCCTTGATTAAGAGTAGATCCATTGTCCTCTCCACCAGTAATTGGTACACCGAAATTCTCTGCTATTGTTTTGAAATACTCATTTAAAGCAGGCATCTTTTCATCAATTTGTTTCTGCAACGCTTCTAATTCATCATTAGATAAATATGAATCAGAACCAATCATATTATCTAAATTCTTCATTATCGGTTCTAAGAATTTTTCTATTCCTCTTAGAGCCAACTGTTTCATAATTACATTATTGATATATTCATCCCATTTATCTTCTAATGCTGTTAATCCATCGCCTGTTTCTTTATAGGCTTCTAGCCAAGCAGATGCAAATTCTTCTGCGGCAGATTTCATGTCTGCTCCGCTACCAAAACCTCCTAATTCATTAAGTTTCTGACTCCTAAGTTGATCTGCCTGTTCTTGCAAATCAATTATAGCTTCTTTCCATTCATCTATTCTATCCCAATCTGTATCTTTCTTATCTTCTTCGGCAGCTATCATATTTTGATAACTCTTTATTTGGTCTTGAATATTACGTTGAGCATTTTCAGTACTCATATTCAGAGTATCAATAGTATATGCATTTTCTATTGCATTACCTAATCTTTGATAAGCCTTTTGAAGCTTTTCTACTTGCTTTATTTCCTTTTGAATGGTTTGCTCTCTTCTAGCATCATGTTGCTTATTTAATGTTGTGAAAATAGATGTTATAGAGCCAACCGCATCGGCTACTGCTCCAGCAATATTACCACTCTTGAAATTATTCCAAGAGGACATAACTTTTTCGTTTACATTACCCAATAATTCTCCTGCTTGTGCAGCTTCTCTCCATCCTCCTTTGGACGTATCAACGCCTTGTGATTCTTGAAGTTCTTTAAATTGATTCATTATGTCAATGGTAGCGTTGATAGATTGATAGATTCCTGTAACTATCTTGTCAATCATTGACATGGCTGCACTCATTCCACCCTGTATCTGTCCCATTTTACCGGATATGTTAGACAGTTTACCTTGTGAAATGTTCAATTTATCATTAGAATTATTTAAAGCACTATTAGCATCTTGCAAACTCTCTGTAGCTGCTATAAGGTCATCTTTTGCGGACGCATCTATTCCAACTCTACCTCTAGCTTGTTCGGCTTCTGTTTTTGCGCTTTCAAGTCTATCTTTAGCAATTTTCTGCTCTCTCAACAGTTGATTATATCTTTCTGTTTCTGCATTAAATTCCGCTTGTAGTCTTTTTAGTTCTCTAAATTCTGCAAAAGCATTTTTACTAAACGGAGATTTAATCTGCTTTAATCTGTCTTGTATCTTATCTATCAAATCTGTATATACTTTCAAATCTGATGCATTTAGATTTCCGGCAGAAGAGTTTATAAGCTCCTGCATTCTAGCTATCATTACTTCTAATTGAGAAGCAGAATAAGCGGATAAGTCCCCCATAGCTTGAATATATTCAGGAGTTTCTTTGAACTTATCTGTATTAATCTTGCTAACTTCCTTATTTACTTTCTCTGTGACATTTTTAACGACTGTCGCATATTGTTCGGCATTCAAGCTTCCTTTATTAAAGAAATCAGTGGCAAAGCTGATTTCCAGTGCTCCTGAATTTTGTACTTGTTTAACCTTGTCTACAGATTGTTCTAAATAATTATACAATAAATCAGAACGTCTTTTAAGTTCGTTCTTTTGATTATCAGTTCTTTTTTTCTGTATCTTGAAATAAGAATCAAGTTCTTTTTCTCCTAATTTTGTAACATCGGGATATTTTTCCTCTAACGCTCTAGCTATATCGTCCAACGTAGTTACATCAATGCCAAACAGATTTTGAATCAGATCTTTAGGAACACCTTTAGCCTCCAATTCGATATACAGTTGATAACTATTAAACATTGAGTCCATTTGACGTTCAAATTCACTGATATTATCAAGAGTCGCTGAAACTGTAATTTCTGAACGTAATTCACCAATGGTATTTTGCCAACTTCTCTTTAATGCTTCCGCTGATTTACCACTAATAGTATTAGAAATGGACTCCATCTCATTAGCTATCGAAGCCTTATCAAATTTTAGTTTTAATGGCTTATTGAATAATTTTTGATAAGCTGTTCCAAAAGATGAAGTTATAGTGCTTGTAGCATCTTCTTCTCCCATTGTCTGTCTTAGCTTCTCATATTGAGATTGCATTTTTTTCAATAAGTCTAATTGAGCCTTTATCTTACGTTCATAGGCTGTCTCTCCGGCTTTTTCGCCTTTCTTATCCGTATATCCAAAAAGTTTAGCTAGAGCTTGTTGAGCCTCCCCAGCTGATTTTGCTAACTGAATTGCGACTTTTTGATTCTTGTCTATATGAGGTGCAAGATTCTCAACTGAATTGGCATTTTCCTGCGCTGCTTCAATTAAGGCTTTACCAGCTGCAAAAATTTTATCTCTATATTCTTCTACATCTGTTTCTGCTGTAACAATTGGTAATTTTAAAGCGTTTTTCCCTTTTATTTCAGGCTTATTATTATATTCATTTACATATTCAGATAGTTTTTTTTGCAGGTCGGTCATTTCTTTCTCGACTTCCTTTTCGTCATAAGAAATGCTAATACCTAAATCTTGTTTTATTCTATTTTTTAAAAAAAAGCGTGCAAAATTGCTTTCCGCCCCGGCAGAAGATTTTATAAATGTTGCCATTCTCTTTCCTAAATCTTCTTGTTGCTCTTTTGATAAAGCTTTAAATTCAGCTAATGTAATATTTGCTTCTTTAAGAGCGTTATCTCTTAAAGAAACATAACTTTTGTTCATCTCCTGCATTTGAACTACTCTATTTTCATTAGCATCTTCTAAATCTTCAAGTGATTTTTCAGCTGTAATCCTTAGATTATTGAGCATACGATTTGATGTTTGAGTATGCGTCGCCAATGATCTAGCGTATGCTAAAAGAGCCTGTGTTTTTTCTTCAATAGTCGTATTACTATTTATTATTGAATTAACCTGTGTTTTAATAGAATCTGGTATTTCTTTTTCCGTTTTAAATAGGAATTGGATTTCTTTTACTAAAGAATCATAATCTCCTGTTAGATTTTTGATAGCTTTTTTTTGTCTATCTAAAGATTGTGTATAAGATTCTGCTTGTTCTCTAAAACTATCTCCAAATAAAGGAGTTCCTGCTTGCATTAAGCGATTTAAGGTCTGCGTTCTTTCAAGTTCATCATTGTATTTTTTTTGTTCAGATGCTAATGATTTTATACCTTCTTTATTCTGCATTACCTTTGCGTATACTTCGGGATATTGTGTTTTTAGTATATTTAAAAGTTTCTGCGTTTTTTCTCTTTCTTCATTAGCTTTTTGTTCGGCTTCTTTATATTCTTGCGTCCCCTTCTTTACGTTTGATAAAGAAGATTCTGCATCTTCTTGTGCCTTAACTTGCTTCTCTATTTTATTTGTTAAAGATTCAAGATTGCTTTTTTGAGTATCTATTTGATTATTTAAAACATCGTATGTAGCACGAGTTTCGTCAAGTCTTTCTGTTAAATCTTTTAGATAGAAGATAGTTCCTGCAATAGCTGTAGCTACAAGAATCCACGGGTTTGCCTTTACAAAATTAAATGATTTTATTAGAGCATTTGTAGTATACCCAATAGCTTTAGTTAATCCACCCTGTGCTATCATTGCTTCCGTTGCTGATACGCCAATTTTTTTATTAGCTACTGCTGCTATTGTAGCTTTTATAGAATATGCAACAAAAACTGCGCCTGCGGTATTTAATGCTATTGCAAAATCTCTCCATTGTGCAACTACAGTATTTAATATATTTATAAATCCTTTCAAAACTCCATCATTAGCTTTTCCTATCTCATTAAGCATAATATCAAAGTTATCTTTAAGATTGGAAATCATACCTGCCAATGTCTCGGCTTGGATTTCTTGCATGTTATAAAATATACCTCCTGCTGACGTAATCCGTTTAAAAACTTCTTCTACATCACCAAAGGCAACCATACGTTTAGTTATTCTAGCTTGGACTTCGCCAACAGATACCATACGACCCTCTAGTTCTGTATACATAGTGGCAAGCTCTTGAAGCAATCCGACACCAGCTTCTGTAAATTGTCTTACTTCTGACGCACGTAAATAATTAGCAGCTTTTACTTGCCCGTATGCAAGAATAAGACGCCCCATGTCTACACCTAATCCTGCTGATACGTCAGCAAGCATTTTGGTCGTATCATATAGTTTATCAGCTTCAATTTTATATGCTGCTAATTGTTTTGTATAAGTTACCAATTCTTTTACTTGGAATGGTGATTTAACAGCTAATGCCACTGTTTTTTCCCATAAAGCGTTTGCCTCATCTTTGTTTTGCAAAATCGCCTGCAATGCTCTTTGCTGTAGTTCAAATTCTCCTCGTACAGAAGCTAGCTTTTCCACATATCCCTGTATAGCTGAAACGCTAAATAATAATGCTATTTTCCTAGTTAATTGATCGGTAGTATTGAGTACACTACTTTGAGATCTTTTAACTCGTTCCATACTTTTTGCAACATTATCATTTGCTTGTTGAAGCCGTTGTGTTTCCGATGCTATTTTAGATAATTGGGAAGAGTAATCTCGTCCAGTAGAGTTTAAGGCTCTTTGTGCATTAGCTAATGCTTCAATCTTTCTTGCCCGTTGAACAATAGTGACCTCGCTTTTGTTTAATGCTCTTGCGTATTGTTCTTCGGCTCTTGCTGCTTCTTGATTAGCCTTATTTGCTCTTGCGCTATTTTTCTTTTCTTCGGCTTTCGCAGCTTTATCTAATGCTATTGCAACCTTTTGAGCAGCTTTACCAAGTTCATCTTCCGCCTTCGCTTGTTTTTGCAGTAAGGATTGACCACTTCTATATAAAGCATTCAATCTTTCTAATTCTTCACGTTTTCTTTGTTCAGGCAAAGATTTTGAGTCGGATTCTAAACTTTTTAGTTTAGCTAAATTGTCAGCTACCTTCTTTTGCTCTAATTGGTAATTTACAATCGCTTGTTGCTTTTGTTGATATAATGCTATTGTTTGTTTAATTGATTCGGCTTCGGCTAGATTTGCAGCGTAATTAGACTGATCTTCTTTTGATAATACACCACCCTTACCACTTTGTATTTGAGATAAAGTGTTTTCATATTCTTTGATTGAGCGATTTATTGCATCTAACCGCTGTTGTTGTATCTTTAAATTCTCATTAATACCTTGCCATGCCAAAACAGAATTATTGGCAGACGATGATTGAGAAGATATATATTTTAATTGATTCAGCTTATTCGCAACTTCGGCTATTCCAGCAGCAGCCTTTTCCGAATCAGTTGTATATTTTTTTAACCCTGACCCTAAATCTAATTTACCTATATTTTTTAATGCATCAAGCCGTTTTATCAATGGGTCAACAGATAAAGCCATGCTCGAAAATGCTTGATTGAACCTGTTTGCTGTTTTTTCGCTACTTTCAGCTATAGCATTTATTTTAGTATCTGCTAATTCTAGTTTCTTTAATACCTCATCAGGTATTGTTAATACATATCCTGTTGCTCCCATTGTTATTATTTATTTTTGATTAAAAATTGGTATGCCAAAATCGTTTTTAAATAAGTCGTCGGCTGAATTTATTTTTGGTGCTTTGTCTTTTTTAGCTTCTTCTTCTGACAAATATTCAATATGAGTTGTATCGTATTGTGCTAGCAATATTTGAGGAACTGTCATGTGCCACATGTATTGTTCCATTGTAACAGAAGGATAAGCTTTTATAAAATCAAACATTTCCCCGTAGCTTGTTCTTGCGATGACTGTTTTCGTTCTTCCATCTTCGTCTTTCTTTCCAGTGTCATTTGGCGGAACGTCTGTGTCAACTCTGTAATTGCAAAAAAAAACTCAACTGACAATAAGTTAAGAACTTCAAATAGAATAGTAGCCCAATCTTTCATGTCTTCACACTCCCAAAACAGAGCATCATATACTTTGTCATATTCAGGGTCACCACTTTTAATATGGTTTTTATTATTCAACAAAGCAAGCGTCAGAATACGACAGACAGATGGCATATTGATAGAAAGACCTTGTAATACATCACTAAAGGTCGCCTTTTCTACTTTATTTATTTGTGCGGCTTCTTTAGCTATCAGCCACATTATACCGGGTTTCAATGCTGTAATTTCCCATTCTGTATCTTTTAATTTTAAAAGGCTAGGGCTGTCAGTCATAATCTGTACAAGACGTTCCATAGCTTCATCAGAAACAGGATCTTTTATCGTTTTATATGTTATTTTACTATTTGTCATATCTTTTAAAAAAACAAGGGAAGGAGTAACCTCCCTCCCTTTTATTAAAGAATTGTATTTTTATTTTTAGACGTAACTCTATTAGAAGCTACCGCTGTTTCTCCGATTGAGCTTTCTAGGGAATTAGCCGGAGATACTGATTCCCTTACGCTCCCCCCGTGCCATCTAATGACATATCTGTAGGCGGAACGGTATAATCATAAATCATAGCCAAAGGAGTCAATGTTGCAGTATCTGCCCCATATTTGAACTGAACAGCCTGCGCTGATCCGCCAAGAGCAATACGACCGATAGAAGTACTCATTGAATCAAGAGTAATTGTCGGACTCAATTGCAATTTCGGCAATACAACAGCGGTATATTTACTGCCATTTTGAAATACCATGTCGATACGAGCAAATTTCTCTACATAGCCATCAGGCGCATAGGCGTTCTTACCTGTACCAATGGTGAATCCTAGCAAATCTTTTAAGAGTTCTGCCTGCAAATCTCCAATTTCAGTAGTAAACGTATAGTTACCTGCTTGAATGTTATTAAAGATTGGAGTTGAAGATAATTCATTTTCAATAGGATTTTCAGTATTATCCTCTTGTGTGATAGTTGTTGAATCACGAATAATATCCATACATTGCCAAGTTTTTGTACCGGGTTTACCATCTACATACGGTGTTACATATAAAAACTTGGGATTGTAGATAATGGAGTTAGCATTACCTTTTCTAGTTTCTGTAACTGTTAATGCCATAATTTTTTATTTTTAAACGATTAATAATTGAATTTCTACTATATTACAATGCATCTTAGCATCACTGTCAAAATCAGCAAATGTGCCTTTCTTGCTAACTGCATAAGACGCATTTTTATTGTTTTCTAAAGCTTCATTTAGAGCTTTTTCGAGTTTAGACATTACAGCAACATTCTTACGTCCATTGCTGAATGGCTTTGCATATAACCAAACTAATACAGTTCCTACACCATAGGCATTCAAATCTTGGATAGAATTAGCACAGTCAATCACAACAAGGTCAGACCAAGTAGTATCAATATTTGTAGGGACAGTTGTAAAGAAAGTATTAGAAGATACTTTTTCATCCAATAATTCATTGAAAAAGGTTTCAATAGTTGATATATTTAATAAATTCTTATCCATTTACTTTCCCGTTTTGAATTATAGAAACTTTAGCTTTACCTACTTCTTGTGCCAATGCTCTAATGTCATCTCCAATCATAGATATAACTTTATATTTCCTACGTAAATTACCTCCGCCTAATTCTAATATTCCACCATAAAATATGGCTACTGCAACTACAAGCTGCATTCCCTTATCTTTTGGCTTATAATCATCGAAAAAATCAGAGATAGCCTGTCTACCTGTAATTGCCTCTTGTTGATATGGATCGTATTTAGAAGTTGTTGCAGCTTTACTAAAATACATTTTACTATTTGGATAAAGTTCGCCATTATAAAAAACTGCACTCCCATAACTATCGTGAAGATTTTGGGTCTTATTCTTATTGTAGTCAGCCTCTAAATAAGCCTTTTCAATTAAGTTCCGACCTTTTATAGCTAATTTCTTCGCCAAATCATCAATATATGGACTTACACGTCTCATTATCCACTAGTATTATCTTTTACATAAACTGCACAACCACCTAATTGAGTTGGTATAATATCAATAACGATAGCATCAGTAATAGAGAAGCCATACATCTTGCTCCTAAATTTATGACCTTTTTTTATTGATATACCTACTGATTTATCAAAAGGGAAATACACATTGTATGCGTTTGATATTACACCTGAATCTTCTTTCTGCGCCCCTTGTATATCACATTTAGTTTCCAAGACTATAATCTCTTCTTCTACCTGTTGATCGGCAGGTTTGCTTCCATCAATCCCATAAGTGTAAAATACTCCATCAAAAGGATATTCTTGCATTATGTCCCTATCTATAATCATCAGTCGTACTCATTTATCCAAGTTGTTGTACTACCACCTAATAATTCAGCCTTTGGATCGTCCCATTTCTTATACAGACCTATCATAATATTATATACATCTTTTTTAGAATCGTATCGTTGGCTACCAATCGTTTGAGTATAAGCTCCATGTTGGTTCGTCAGACTAGCAGTGTAATTGGGAGCGGTAAAAATAACATAAAGCAAATCAGCCAATAGCAAATCTTTTTGCTGTTGTGTAAGCTGTTTGGTATCTGCAATATCTATAACGTCTCTATCTACTGCAATACGGGTAAGGACTGCCTTGTCAAAGACAAAGGCAGTCAAACCTTCAAGATAGTGTATAATATCAATTTGAGCCATATTAAGAATCTGCTGTTGCTGTATCAACAATAATATGTTCCGGGAACTCTGTTAAAGCAGGAATAAATGACGTAATCAAACGGGTACTCCATGATTTATATTCACCATCAACCATTTCTGCATTGTGAAGCAAAGAGAAACCGTCAATAGATGCGAATGTTTGAGAAACCACATTGTTTCCAGCCATACTTGCCATACGTTCATCCAAAGTATTGGTATGCATGATAAGTCCCGCAGGTCCCACCGGACGAAGAACTGCTACATTTTCAGCCCATCCATGAATTGTAGTATCACCGCCCCATTCTTTATTCTTTTCTTCTTCTACTACAATTTCAATAGGAGACAACCCATCAAATGCAGCTACAGCTCTATTAAACTGTTCTTCCAGAATAACTGGAATTTCAGGAGCTTCCATCGGGCTGTTAGTATTCAGGTTGCGCATATAGTTAACCCACTTCTTGACTTCTGCATTTTCCAAGAAAACTTCTTGATACATTTTCTTAGGAATAAGCCATTTCATCGCACCACCAAATCCTGTCCTTTGTCTGAACTGATCTTCAATGAGAACCATTTGAGAGAACAGTTTAGCATCAGGAGCAGTCCAAACTTTTTCACCTGCCTTTACAAAGTTTTCTTCGGGAATAGCAGCTTTTTGTTTAATACCCTTTATACCTCTACCAATATCATATAGCACATAGCCTTTGGTTTGAAGTTGAGCAGACATGTAATTTGCAGTTTGGTCTTTTGCATCAATCAAATCTTGGACACGTTTTGTCCATTCTCTGATAAACTTAGCATCATTACCAAACTCTGCATAATACTCCTGTTTGTACATACGTTCCATTGCTGTCTCTGTAATAGCATCTGACGTAAAATCTGGAATTGTACCTGTATAGAATGAAAGACCTTCCTTGTTATACGGATGCGCCTTACCTAGTGGAGCACGCATATCCAATACTCCTGCTGCACGATTTATAGAGGCTTCAACCATGAAAGAAGCTTTTCCTGATGCATCTGTAGGAGTTACTTGTGGATTCACCGTAAACTGACCTCTCCACCAATTATAATTGATATTAATCATTCCTGAATTATCAATATAATCACGGAGTATTTGCTGACCTTCTCCGCTACGGAAAAAAGCCGCATATCTACTATTATTAAAATCGAATCTTGACATACTTCTTATTTTCTTTAAATTTCAAACCAACCATCAATTCTTGACTTGTTAATAGTTTTAACAGCTGGAGGAATCGGAGACATCAAATAGGTGTACATTGTTGCGTGCAATGCAGGTGTAATCATATACGTAGCTCCTTCCTCATCTTCTTCACCTGTTGCAGGTCTATATTTCAAATCCAAATCACAAGGAAGAACAGCATTCGGATTCTGAACAAGCATCTTTTTACCGGAACCAGCTTCGGCAGCTTCAACCAAAATATCATTTTTTGCTAATATTCCGAGAGTTGCAGACAACGTTAATTTCCATACATTTTCTTTTGTATTAGTTGTTGCCTCTACTGCTGAAACTGTGACTGCTGTACCTGTCGTAGCAAAATCATCAGGAGCTTTCATTAAAACATCACCTACACAAGGTTTATGTCTGAAACCATCTCTTTTTATATATACTGTTGTATCGGAAGAACCAGTAGCTGCCTGAACTTCAAATACCTTCAAAAGAATCACTTCTGCATTTTCGTGACTATTAGCGACACCATTACCATTCCAATGATATTCTACTAAATCACCTGCGTACATCTTACCGCCTGTTTTAAACGGATTCTTGATAATACCACCAGTTTGAGGGAATACTTGGTCATTCAATACGCATACTCTCGGCACAAAGACTTCTCTAGTACCTCCGATAATACCACTCCCCTGTAACATGGTTCTACCATACATTACGGCTGCGGTCGTATTTAAAAGATTTTCTACCATATTCTTATAATTTTTTTATTTTTCATTTTTAACATCATCCCAACTTATCTTACTCTTAGAGGGATCACCACCAATAGGCTTGTAAGGGGTTGTCCCATCAGGTATCTCAACTCTGGAAAGGTTGTATAATTCTAATGTAGACTTCGCTTCTTCCTTTATATCTAAATCTTCCGAAATTTGAATTTTAGAAATGTAAGTGTCAATCCACTTATCATCCTTAATCCCAACGGATTTCAATTCAGACTTAAAGTTTTTCCTTACTTGCGATAGAGCTTTTTCCTTTTCTTCTCTTTCTATTTTGTCTTGCAACTGCTGTATCTGCGCTTGTAATTGCGATAAGGCATCGTCATCAGTAGGCGGAGTTTTAGACTGTTGCTGCTGTGTAGTTTGAGATTGAGTGGGTTTATAGCTCTTAATAAAATCTGCCTTTTCTTTTTCAAAGTTTGCATTTGTCCTTTTTACAAAAGGTAATGCCTTACTTATAAAATCAGAAAGTTCAGTTTCATCATTTACCAATAATGGAATTAGGTCATCTATATTCTCATTAATTGTTCTGTCTGACAAATGCAGGGTTTTCCCACCTTCTGTCAGTAAGCCTTTGAGTTGTTCAACGGCTTGTTCTTTTGTAAACTTCATAATTCCTCTAAGTTATGTTAATAATTTGCACACAAAATAAAGGAATAAACTAAGTTATCCCATGAAATAAGGGAACTATTTAGTACACCGGTGTACTAAGTTTTTCTAATATTAAAAAAGCAGAAGATTTAGAATAGTATTTTTGCATAAAATAGTTTAGTCATGTCAGATTTAAAAGTTGAACCCAAAATATTTAAACCACAAGAAGGCGGACAAGAAGCTTTTGTCCGTTCAAATGTAGATGTCTGCTTCTATGGCGGAGTTCTCAATCCGCAACCATTAGATTCTTTAGTGTCTACACCTAATGGATTCGTGAAGATGGGCGAATTAAAAGTTGGGGACATTATATCTGATCCAATGGGAGGCATCCAAAAAGTTAATTTTGTTATTGATAAAGGTGTTCAGGATATAGTCGAATTATCTCTCCAAGATGGGCGTAAAGTAAAATGCGCCATGTCTCATAGATGGCTAGTAAAAAAGACTACAGGAAAAATTGTCGATGTTTCAACAAATGAAATCATTGAAAACATTGACTTGGGTAAAAGTAGAAAAAACAAAAAACATGTCAATAGGTTACGAATACCGATGACTTCGCCAGTTGTTTTCAATGATTTATATAAAAATAAAAGGATATTACACCCTTACTTGATAGGATGCCTTATTGGTGATGGGTGCATTTCTGCAAAAAACTATCGAGCTGATTTTGGTACAACAGATATAGAAATAGTCAATAATATTAAATCATTGGGATATGATATAATTAAAGAAAGTCGCAATGACAAAAGTTTACATTATTGCATTAAAGATAAATTTGTAGTCGAAGAATTAAAAAAAATCGGGCTATGGGGACATTTATCATATACAAAATTTATCCCTGATATGTATAAATATGCTCCTATAGAAGATAGAATGGAATTACTAAGAGGACTATTTGACACAGATGGACATTGCACTTCACCAAAAAACGGAAGAGTCGGACGTGTAGGATATAGGACAGTAAGCTTACAATTAGCCAAAGATATACAAGAAGTAATTTGGTCTATAGGTGGAAGATGCGTAATACATGAAACACCTGCTTGTATTAGAGTGCAAGATGGGAAAAATGTGAATTGTGCTACTTCTTATGGTTTATTAGTTTGGACTAAAGATGATAGGTCACTGTTCACATTAGAAAGAAAAAAGAGAAATGCTATATCTGACGCTGACAGGAAATGTAAGTTGTACCTTAGTATAATGGATTACAAGATATTGCCTAAAGAACCTGTTAGATGTATAAACGTATCAGGTAATGAACATATATATTTAACGGATGGATATGTAATAACAAAAAACTGTGGTAAGTCTTTTGGAGCAATTCTATCTGTAGCGGAATGGGTAAAAATACCTGAATTTCGTGCTGTATTTACTAGACGTAACTTGGGAGAAACAAAAGTAGGAGGCGGTATGTTGGATGACATACAAGCTGTTTATGGAAAATTTGCTAATGTTAAAGAGTCCGACAGCCCTCGCATTACTTTTAAATCAAAAGCATTTATAGATTTGACGCACTTAGCGGATGAGAATCCCAAGAAACTGATGGAACGTGTAAAAGGATGGCAATATGATTTAGTATACCTAGATGAGTTGACATCATACGATTGGAGCACATTCAATACTATTATTACTCGTAATCGTGGAAAAGCTGGAATCGGTTCAAAAATCAGAGGTACGACAAATCCTAAAAAAAATCATTGGCTGCGTATTTTCTTAAAACACTATATAGGTGTAGATGGATTTATTCGTCCAGAAATGGATAGAAAGGTTATGTATTTTTATGTCACAGGAGAAACTGTCGATTCTGTTATATGGGGTGAATCTAAAGAAGATGTTTATAGACAATGCAAAATAGATATTGATCGAAAGCTAAATGCAGTCAATAAAGGTAAGGAGGTATTCACTTACGAAAATCTTATAAAGTCCTTTTCCTTTATTTTGGGTAATATTTCTGAAAACAAGGCTTCATTAGAAAACAATAAAGATTATATTGGTAGTGTTGCTGCATCTGGTGGGAAAAGAGGTCAAATACTATTGGAAGGTAATTGGAATGTGGACGAAGATGATGATTCAGAAGCACCTATCTCATTCTATAAAGCTCGTGAAATAAAATTGGCAGACCCACAAATTAATGGCGATAGGTGGATTACTGCTGACTTGGCAGATACAGGAAAAGATAATTTCGTTGCATTGGTATGGGATGGATTTCACATTATAGATATTGTAGTATTGGGACATTCAACGCCACAACAAAATGCGAATACACTACAAATACTAGGAGCTAAATATAATATTCCGGACACTCATATCATATTTGACGGCAATAATGGTGCTTATATCAATGATTATTTACCTGATGCTATACCTTTCATATCATATAGTAAAACTATGGGTGTTTATTTTAGAGCCTTCTGCACATTAAAAGATGAATGCTACGATAGAGTTGTTTACCATGTGAATGAAAAAGGCATATCTTTTAGTGATAAGGTTGCTTCCAAAATGTATACCCATGAAAAAATGAAAGACGAAATTACTGTTTTTGATGAATTTGTTGAAGAATGTTCAGTAGTGCGTTTTAATGAACAAGGGACAGGAAGGAAACGATTAGCATCTAAAAAAGAGATGAATCAAATGCTTGGTCGAGGACGTTCAATGGACGTGTTAGATCCAATAGCTATGAGATTTTTGCCTGTTCTCCAATATCAAAAAGGAGATGAGCTAGAAAAAACTTCTATCAAAAGAAACGATAGAAAAACCGGAGAGACAAATCTTGAAATTTATAACGATAGTTTTTGGGCGTAATGACAGTTAAAGATATAGAAAATACAATTAAGGATGCTTCTAAGATGAAGCATGAAGTGACAGTAAGAGACATATCGTATGTTATCTTATTCTTTGAATATTGCAGCTCTGTTGTAGCTTATAAATCTATTTTCGATAAGGATGCTGACGAAGATAGTATTAGGAAGTATGATACAAGCAAAAAAATTGAGTTCTTGAAAATGTATATTGCTAGTAACCAAAAGAAAAAAGATGAAGATAAATCAAAAGAGTCTCTTGTCGTTTCAAAGATAGAAGCAGATATAAGCAAGGAAGAAAATAAAGCAGCTATTATTGCTTTGATTGATGAAATCAAGCAAGCAGAAAATGACGGTTTAATAGACAAGAAAGATAGTCTAAAAATGCAAGCTGATTTACGCAATAAACTTGATAACAAATTGGATTCGGGCAATGAAGATATTATGCAATTTATCATTGTCAATCAAAAATTCAATTCTATATGCGAATATTGTGGGCGAGAAATTTCAGTCCCCACAAAAGAAGATTTAATGAAAAAATATAACCTAGTAGAAAAAGACAATGAGTGAAATTTCAGAACAAGTGCAAGAATTATTGAATAACCCTGAAAAGATACTACAAAAGAAACCTTTTTTTCGAGGTTATGATACATCGTGTGTATGTAACAACACACTGAATAATTATTTGAAAAGAGCCGGATTTACAGATATGATTTCGGTTACTCTTCCTCAATTAAAAAAACGTGTTATTACGCAAGATGAGTATTTGATGGAATTAGAGCCTGAAAACCATAAGGTTTTATACGATCAGAACATACCTTCTATTACGATGAAACTTGATAATGGTGGCTTTGTTGAGGTTCAATATAAGAAAATGGCGGTTTCTTTCCAACAAAATATTAAAGACAAGCAGGTACAACATTTATGCGGACTTCCAATGTCTTTTACTCTTATGGATGCCAATCCTGATGAAAAACAAAGAGCTGACTTTGTTACCTTTAAACAGTATTGGGATTTAAGAAACCAGGACGGAATGAAAACCAAAATGGTTGACGTTCAAAAATCAGTTGGTGATGTAGGACTTTTATATTATTTTGATAAAAACAATAGAATAAAATCCCGTATATTATCCTATATGGATGGATATGTCTTATGTCCGCATGACGATGATAATGGAGACCGTATATTAGAAAGCGTTTATTATAAGATTGATGATGTAGAATATATTGATTCATACGATGATACTTATTTTTATCGTATGATAAGAGATAATACTAACGTAGATGATAATGGATGGAGACGTCTAGCACCAAAGGCTCATGGTTTTACAGAAATCCCTTTAATAACTAAAAGAGGAAAGGTCGCATGGGAAAATGCTCAAAGTGTTATTGAGGCTTATGAAATATTATACAATATCTTCCTTGTAATTCAAAAGAGACATGGATGGGGAATATTATATATAAAAGGAGATTTTGAAAACAATGGAAAGAAGATAGCAGGTTCAGTTATCTTAAACAGTAAAAACACATCATATAGTCAAGAAGCAAATACGGATGATGCTAAATTTTTAACTCCACCATCACCACAGGGAACGATAGATACTTTGCAGTTAATGGAGGAAACTATACAAAAAAATTCCAGTACAACGTTCTTGCTCCCTAAAGATGTAAAGACAACAGGAGATATATCAGGTGTTGCTATAATGCTTACTCAATCAATGGATATTGAGAATGCATCAAAAGGTGTAATAGAATGGCAAAATGTTGCGGATAAAATGGTTCGTCTATTCAAACAAGGATTAGCAAAAGAACTTGTAGTCTCACAAATTCAACCCAGTGCTATTACGGATTTCGATAACTTACATATTAATGCTAAATTCAAAGTATATAGACCTCAATCTGAAACTGATATTGTAACAAGATTACAAACAGGAGTTACATCAGGATTTCTTTCTGTTGAAACTGCCAGTGAAATGAACCCTGACGCAAAACCGGATGAGAAAGCTAGACTTGAAAAAGAAAAGCAAGCTAAAATAGATGAGCAATTATATCAACAGGAACAGGCATTAATAATATCTCAAAAACATTCAGTACAAGATAATAATAACAATAATAAAAAGGAGGAATAACTATGTACACGAATATCATAAACAACATTATAGAATTAGAAAAGGTAGAAACATTTATTGATATAAAACCTTACTATGTTTTCTTATATCCGAAATCAGAGGATGCTAGCAATGTGATTATTGTAGATGGTCTACCTACATATCAGAGTAAGAAAGAAAATTTAGCTTTGCCTCTGTTAACTTGTGTTTGGAATCCTATTGCATTAAACAACATTGTTGTTACAGATGATATGCTTTCAAATTATAGAATATTTATAGGTTACATACAATGATTGGTGGGGCTAAAGGTATAGGCATTGGTATTGATTTTGGTATACCAAATCAATACTGTAGGGCTACTAATAAGCCCTACATTGAAAAAGACGTATTAGATTCATTACGTGTTGTTGCTTCTGCTTATGGTAAATCCAATGATGATGCTGACCGTTCTATAGTTAAGAATCTGGTTGATGCTAGTAATCCGTTCATCATTAGCAATGCAGCGTACAAGTTAAATAGTGGGTATGGGAAGTATGAAGAAGACTTTACCACTTGGGTAGGTGTAGCTATTTCAATAAATAATGGTGCTGGATTTAAAATAGAAAGGAATAATACAGGATGGTGGGGATTTTCTACTTATGGTGTAAAAGCAACTAATGAGTTTAAAATCAAAGTAACTAACTGTCGTGATGCTTTTTCTTGGAGATATAAAGATGCAGAGGGTATATGGCAAATTATGAATATCACTAAGGATGGCATTTATACTCTTCCTGCTAGTCAGGAAACAGATGAACATGACACTCCTAGATTTTTTAATGATAATCCTAATGCAACTTATAATGGATTAACAGTTGAGCAAATCCCTTCTTATCAAGGCGCATTCGTAACCGACGGAGTTGACGACCTGATTACTTCCACCAAGACCGTACAGGAGATGCTGGGAGGAAGTAATGAAATTACGGTGGTGAGTATGATTCATCAGATAGAATTAAATAGTACTCACAGTAAAGGATTTACTAATTATATAGAAACTATAGATTCTTCTACTTCATATGTTAGAACTCAATCAAATGTAGCAGGTAAAACTGGTATCTACGGATATACTTATAATAATGCGACACAGCTTCTTATCAATAATATATTAGGAGATAAAAATGACTATGAGAAGTCATTAGCAAATGCTACTAACATTTTAAGTAACTCAAGGTTTAGTGTTGCTGGTGGAATTAATAATACAAATACTTCTTCCTCTGTTGCTTGGTACTGGACAATCATCGCCAACAAGGTACTGACTACCGACCAAATCAACCAGGTAATCGCCTACTTCAACTTGGATAGAACACTTAAAACTGATATATTATGTAATATAAGTAAGCAAGGTATTACTAATGATAATCATGCAGAGTTTAATGATAAACTTATTGATTACAGTGGTAATGGCAGAGATATTCAAATGAATAATCTAGCTTGGAAAGGCGGTAGTGGTATTGCAGCTAAACAATACGAAACATTTAAAGATTGGACTTCTGAATCTTCTTCAACTTCAATAATAACACAAATAGATGAATTTACTAGAATTGTAGAATCTACTACAAATGGTTATTGGGTAAGTAGAATAAGAAGAGATTCTGATTTAAATAAGGTATATGATGCTATAAATGTTTATCTTTATCAAGATAATAATTTCTTAGTACACGAATGTAAATATGAAGTAGATGGAGTAAAGTATAGTATTCCTATAAATGAATCAGTTGGAAAAGGTTATCATAAGTTAGAAATGTATACTAAAGATAGATATACAAAACTTCCTGAAAATGCAGAAAATGTTGTTCTATCAGAATGGTATTTTCCTAAGTCAACTAAAGGTTCTATAAAATATAGTGTTATTCCTAGTTATAAAGGAGGTATTCTATTAGACGGAATAAATGACTTCGGTAAGGTGACAGGGATGCCTGTTTACAAGGATTATACGGTGGTTGCTGATTATTTTAGAACTAAAATAAATATTAGTACTGGTAGCGATGCTCCTATATTATCAAAAGCTGAAACTACAACGAATGGAGCTTTTATGTTCAATACTATATCTACTGTTGGAGAAAAAGTATCTTATTCTTTTGGCACAAGAAATGTAATTCTTGCTGATGATACAGAGAGAGGAATATTTTATCAATCTAAGTATGTAAATAATGGAGAAACTATTCAATCTGGTGGACTTATAGATAGTGATAAATTATGGTTAGGTACATATAGAAATAATGATTATCGTTTTATTGCAGCTGCTATCTACTCTCTCATGTCCTTCCCATATAGTATGTCCGAGTTCTTGATAGAACGCCAGTTGAAGAAGCATAAGCTGGGTACGCTGTATCCTAATATGGTTGAATTTAGACCTGTTATTAAAGCTAATGCTAATTATAAGATAACATATTATCAAATAGATAGTACTAATACTTGGAAGTCAATAAAGGTAGGTGATTACATTGTTATCGGAGCAAAATTAGCTTTTCAAATTACTTTTGATAATGATGCTAGTGAACTTAAAGAAGTTGTAAGCCCTCAATTATCAGGTATAATTGTTCAGAAAAGACCGTCAAATCCGGGATATAATATATATAGTTATATAACTTCTAAATCTCCTCAAAAGATAAATATCACAATCTACCAACCACCTGAATACTTGACAATGTTAAGCAACTCAACTTTAATTTCAAATGAAACATTAATTAAAAACGAATGATATTATGGAAAAGATATTTGATATAGCAAAAGACTCCGAACAAAAATGGGGAGTCATTGCGCAAGGGATAGATGGAAATTTTGAGGAAATAGAACGACAATTAAGTGGGTTAGTTGGTGGTGAAAGCGAGTACACTCCAACCGATGAATATAATATGGCTATCAACACTGCGCTTACTATTCAAGCGGCGGGAAGTATGAAAGTCACCAATCCTATTGAACTAAAAAAAGGAAAAACTATAAATGTTTTTTCTAATTGTGGTAGTGGTTTTTATGCTCTCGCAAAAGGCTCGAATAAAGAGCCACAAGTAGGAGACCAACTACAAAATCTTGGTGTAGAGTACAAAGGCGTTGATGCAGATAAAGAATATTCATATACTGCTGATGAAGATTGCTTTGTCTTGGTGTCGTATAAAAAAGCATTTGAACATTCAATATCTATTCAAAGCAAAAGCATAACAAATCAAATTGACGACATTAAAAAACAAAGAAACAATTACTCGTACTTTTTGAACTTTGATTATGATATTACTAAAGTTTTTGGAGAACATAATCAACAATTCTATGAAAGCCGAGATGTCAATGATTTCTATTCAAAATGGGACGAGTTAATGTCATTGTATCCAAACTATATAACTCGTTGGAGTAGTAGTGAGGCGGATTCAGCATTAAGTATATCAAAGCCTGATTATCTAAATGACATTAACTATTATTGCTACGCATTCAAACCAAAAAGAATTAGGGTTAGTGATAATGCCAACAAGGTAAAGATACTAATAACTCTCGGTGAGCATTCTGGAGAAAGAGTAGGTATGTGGGCTTTCTACAATTTGATGAAGTACATCTGCGAAAATTGGAGAAACGACAAGAATGCAGAAATCCTACGAACACTTGTGGAGTTCTATGTCATTCCTTGTCACAACCCGTGGGGTTTCAATAATAATAGTTCAGAGGCTCATCCATTTGCGGGAAGAACTAACTATAACAATGTAAACCTCAATCGCAATTATCCTTCAATGTATTGGAGAGATAATCGTGATGAGCCTAATGGCGATAGCACGATGTACGCAACTGGTGATTGGGGTGGAAACTCTGCTGGTAGTGAATATGAAACACAAGTATTTATGTATTTTTACAACAAGATAAAGCCAAATGTTTCAATAGACATTTACACAGGAGGAGTTACTGAATATGGTGATACTTGTACGATTGAAACGGGTTGTAAAAACAACGCACTTGATGTCATAACACTTGTAGCAAGGACAACAACAAACAACCTCATATTAGGCAATGACATATATCCTCAAAGTGCTGATGTTTGTATAAGTAGTGCAGCATATGTAGAGGAAATGCCAAATGAAGTTTATTTTGGTCTTCAATATAATTGGATTTCACAATATGATGAAGATTGTATATGTACTCTAATTGAGTGCTGTGCAAACCCATATAAATTTTTTGCACCGCAATCACCTTTAAGTTATGATGAAAAAATGATACAAACTCTCAAGGAACAAATGCAGTTTGAATACAACCTTATCATGCGATTGGCAAAGGCAGCGAGTGAAATGCTATAAAACTCACCGCATTCCTAATAAACTTGATAAATCATTATGAGTGTAATAAAAGATATATGTAAATATCAAATGGATAATTAACAGTAAACTTATGAAATACATTACATTCCCCACAGAGAATTTGAACGAGATAATTGATTTAAATAACCCAATATTTATACAATAAAATGAAAAAGTTAATTGAAAAAATAAAAGCTTGGTATAAAGAAAGCAATAGAGATAAGCACTCATACGTGGGTGCTATCATCTATTGTACTTTTTTTGTAGTAGGTTTTGCATTAGGGATAGAACTTATTCCTAATGCTGTTATCGCTACAGGAGCTACAGTAGCTTCTATGATGTCAGCTGAATATAAAGACAAGGAACATGGCTCTTTGTTTGATTGGCTAGATATTCTTGCGGGTATGACATATCCTATACTGATTGATATTGTTTGTTTAATTATTTACTTGGCACTTAGATACAACTTAACACATAATTGACTATCTTTGTGTATGCAGCGAGTAGAACGACATATTATCATTGGAGATAAGAATTTGGATAATCTTTGCTTTTTATCCAAGAACTTGTACAACTACGTGAACTATCTGATACGTCAGGAATTTACGCAGAATGGGAAGATGTTGTCTGAATATGAAGTTACCACAAGGCTTGCTAAAGAGAAGCAGGTTGACTACATCTCATTACCTGCACAGACTAGTCAACAGATAATTAAGTTGCTATTTAAAAATTGGAAGTCGTTTTTTAGGTTATGTAAATGCAAGGATAAGCTAAATGGTAGACCAAGATTGCCAAAGTATAAGCATAAAGAAAAAGGAAGAAATGTGGTAGTATTTACCTCGCAACAATGCAAATTGAAAGATGGATATATACATTTCCCAAAGAAAACAAATATCAACCCATTAAAAACCAAAGTGAGCAACTTATGCCAAGTGAGGATTATACCTCAATGTAGTTGCCACATAATAGAAGTAGTATATGAAAAGGAAAGTATTGAAACCACCGGACTAGAGCCGGATTCTTATTTGAGTATTGATTTAGGATTGAACAATCTTGTAACTTCATACGATTCACTCAATCACAATAGTTTTATCGTAAATGGCAGACCGTTGAAATCCATTAACCAATACTTTAATAAGAAAAGAGCATTACTCATGATCTATATAGGGAACAGAGGTACAAGTAATAGAATAGGTAAGCTGACATTAAAGAGACTTTGTAAAGTAAATGACTATATGCACAAAGCATCACGTTTTATTGTAAACTATTGTATAGAACACCATATCGGTACTATTGTAATAGGAAACAATAAAGACTGGAAGCAAAACTGCAATATGGGAAAGAGAAACAATCAGAACTTTGTAAGCATACCATTTGAAAAGCTTATATCCATGATACAGTATAAATCCGAAGAAGTGGAAATAAGAGTAGTCATAACAGAAGAAAGCTATACTTCTAAAGTTGACCACTATGCCGGAGAAGAAATGTGTCACCATTATAGTTACTTGGGTAAACGAATAAAAAGAGGTCTATACCGTAGCAGTACAGGGAAAATCCTGAATGCTGACCTTAACGGAGCGATAGGAATTTTAAGAAAAGTATCTCACGAAAGCTATATGCAAGTAGTGAGTAGAGGTGGAGTGGAGACACCATCGAGAATACTTGTGTAGACTCGTAAATAAGTACCATTTACTTAATTATAAAATAAGATGAAATATATTGTATTACCAAAATCCGTTTTAGACGAAGTTCCACAAGAGACGTTAAATGAGTTGCATTTAGTACCTAGAGTAAGCACAGATGGGGAATCTGTATTAATGAAAGTCGCAAATTACGAATTACTTTTTCCTCTTGCTGTAACTCTTCCTGAACTAGGAGAAGATACTCCTGTTGAACCAATATATCCATATCCTACTTATGAAGGAGATGCCCTAAATACTTTATTGCAAAGTAGCGAATGGACTAGTCAAGATAATTCTGTTTTAGGCGAATCTATTCTTGAATCTCCAACGGTGAAAACTACTTCTTCTAAAACAAGAAAGAGTACAAAAAATACCGTGTTATAAAAAATATTATTATCTTTGTATAAAGATTAACAAAGAAATATAGAAATAATGGATTGGTCAAATATTATACAATTAGCATTAGCTATAGGGGGAAGTGGGGGAATATTGACAGTATTGATAGCTTTCTATAAAGCACGTCCTGAAAAAATATCCTACGAGGTAAAAACTCTTCGTGAAATAATAGAAACTATAAAGAAAGAGAGAGAAGAGGACAAGCTAGAGGCTGCACAAGAAAGGCAAAAATTGGAACGAAGATTAGGTGAAATAGAAATAACCAATTCTGTATTACAGAAAGCTATTCAACAATGGGTTAAATGTTTCCATTTGCCAAAAGATGCAGTGTGCCCCGTATCTGATTTCGTAGACCGAGCCGAAGAGCTAATAACTAAAAAGGTAGAAGCGTTGCACCAATCCATGAAAGAAAATAATAAAGAATAAAGAACCCCACTGTGCAATGTCGAGAACACAGTGGGGAAAATACTAACCTAAAAATCCAAAAGCATTTTAAACATATTGCAAATATAGTTATTCTTTTCAAAGAAGCAAAGAAAATGGTAGAAAAGTTACTTATATATACTGATGATGAGGAATTAGGCGTTATATCTTTCCCTAAAGATGGAACGCAAGCTGCCCTTAGTAGTTATACATTCACCGAGGGAAGAATGGGTAGCGTAAATATAAGTAGCAGTCTCATGTATCCTAAGTGCTTGGATGATGAATGGACGCAGAGGGAATTTGTGGAATTTAGGGGAGAAAGATATTGGATTTTAGATACACCTACTTCATCTAAGTCAAATACAGATTTAAGATATAAACATGAGCTTGTATTTAAATCCGATAGAACTAAACTGGATAATACTTATTTCTTTGATGTAGTATCTCCTGATGCAGGTGATGTAGACCAATTTGTCAGCAATAGTACAAAGTTCACCTTCTTTGGAGATATTGCAGAGTTTGCAACAAGATTGAATTACTCTTTACAATACAGTGGAGTAGGTTATTCTGTTGTAATTGACGAAGGTATATCCTCCGAAGCTAAACTAATGTCGTTTGAGGACAAGTATTTTAGTGAAGTTCTACAAGAAGTATTTAATGTTTATGAACTACCTTATTATTTTGTCGGTAAGGTAATCCATATCGGATTTACTAATAATGCTATTACTCATACATTTAAATATGGTTATGATAGGGAACTACTGACAATAACCAAAACAAACGCAAACTATAAAATAGTTAATCGCTGTACAGGTATCGGTAGTACTGAAAATATTCCTTATTACTATCCCAATGATACAAGAAAGACGGAAGTTGGGGTAGAAGCTGACCCTGATAACATTTCTATCAAACAGGGAGATATTACCATTGTTAATGAAGATAAGTTCAAACAAGAAGTTTCTATTAATGAAATTATTGAATATAAAAACGGGATTGCAAGTGATGCTGTTGTAAAATTATTCCTTGATGAGAAACATAGTATACCTTTTGAAATTACTACAGGAAATCCATCCGCAGGAGATTATTACAGAGCTGCTTACGCTTGTAAATATGGGACATATACCCCTACTAATATAACACAATCTATATATGTTGTTTTAGATATATATACTACAGGAACATATAATTTATATATGGATTGTCCTGTGCGCAACACAACATTTCCTCCTAATTCTGATTTTGAGGTTGAAAGAAAAGTTTTTATCCGAGAATATACTAATCAAGGTGGAGGAACGGAAATCCCTTTAGTAAATCCAAATGGAACTTACAAATATTATAACGCAGGTACATTGGATAAAGGGAAAAAGTACGCAGTAGAATATAGACTTAATTATACACTTAGCGTTGCTTCTGATAAGTGGAGTATATATACCTTTGTACCTTATTGTTATTTAACAGGAGAATATAATGATTGGTTTTTAAGGGATTTCCCTGTTCCTCTAAGCCGAATAGGTATATCTATCACTAAACAACCAACTGTAGGAGATAAATTCAAGCAAATTAAGATTGAGAAGGATTATATGATTACTTCTCCTAATCTATTGCCATCTATATACAGAGATACGTTTGGTGCAGAACGATTCTATGACGCAAAAAACCAAACCTATATAAATCCTGATACAGGAAGCTACTACGACTTCGAGAACCCTTATACGGAAGGTAATCCTAAGGAAATGATTGTTTCCTTTGACTATATCAAGCCAACTATTAAAGGTATTGAAAATGCAGCAGGATATAAAATAGGAGAAATATTAGATGTAGCTTTTGATGATGATGATAACGATGAAATAGACCCTAACACAAATGAATACGAACATAAATATTTCTACATAAAGCTAAGAAAATTTGATGGGGATTATGGCTTTAATCTCTTTGACCAAGCTATCGTAGGTAGTGATATGACCATCTCAATGACGAGTGGTAATTGTGCTGCTTGTAATTTTGTCATATCCGTATTAGAAGTAGAAGATAAAGACAATAATATCACAATATTCAAGAATCCTGTACAAGTGGATTCTAGTGGCAATATTGTAACAGGTAGTGAGGATGATAAATGGAATGAGGCAAATATTCAGCCTCAACAACAAGATACAACCACAAATGAGGTATGGATTAGGGTAAGCAAAGATGATGATACATTCGGAGTTGTAATGCCATCTAACAACCGCAACTATAAGCCTAAATCAGGAGATTCGTTTGTTCTGTTACATATTGATTTGCCTAAACAATATATCCTTAATGCAGAGAATGAGCTTAAAGAAGCTATCATTAAGTATATGGCTGCCAATAATAGTGAAAAATTCAACTTCTCTATTAACTTTAAGCGTATATTCTTTGCTGAATATCCTGAAATGCTTTCACAGATTGATGCTAATGCACGATTGCAGATAGAGTATAACAACAAGCTGCATGAACTGTATATCAGTCAATATACATATAAAGTAAATGAGACAGACCCTCTTCCTGAAATTACGGTAGAATTATCCGATACCATAACGATACGTAAAGGTAATGTCCAAAAATCTATTGATGCTGTAAAACAGGATATTATGTCGTCTATCGGTTCTATCGACTTTTTAAAGATGGGACTGAAATACTTTATTAGAAAAGATGTTGATGATTCAGCTAGCGGACATATAATATTTAAAGACGGGATTTATGTTACTGGGAATAGCGAGGAGGGAGCTACCGATTTCCTGCGTGAAGGTGGCATAGATAACATTCAAGAGGGTAACGGAGATTTTATACAGGAAGATCCCGGGATTATCAAAGCTGTAGAAACTCCTCAAACTCTTGGTAGTTTATATAATGTCAATCCTATTGTAGATGAAATTGCTACAGAAGATGTTGTACTTGTAAAAAAAGTTGGTTCTACGGAATGGACGCAGGAAAGAAAGAGTATGACAGAAGGCATAACTGATGCTCCAAGCAATGACATCTTATATGGTCGTAAAAACAAAGAGTGGATTAAAGTTCCCGACACACCGACAAAACTTCCTAATCCTAATGCTCTTACTTTTACAGGTGCAATACAAGCTATATATGATGGTTCTGCACCAATTACAGTTAACATACCGACAGGTGGCGGTGGTAGCATAACAATAGACGACCACTTGGATTTAAATTCAACAAATGCAGTGCAAAATAAAGTTGTAACTATGAATATAAATGAATTAATGGACGAGGTGTTTAAAATTTCGTTCGATACTTTTGTTGGCGGAGGAACTTTTGAAAAGGGATCAGTTGTTACTCCGTATATTTTTTGGTCTATTTTATATAAAGATGAAGAAGTTGTACCAACAACTGCAACTGTAAATGGGAGCACGGAAGGAGTTAATGAGGAGAAATCCAAATATTCGTCTCCTACTACAATTACTACAGATAAAAATTATAAAGTGATTTGTACTTACGGAAGCCAATCTATTGAAAAAACAGCAAACTATATTTTTTCTTTGAAAAAGTATTGGGGCGCATCTTCTGTAACTGAATTGACCAATGGTGATGTGATGTTAATGAATAACGGATGGGCTAGTCGTACTATGGGGAAAACGACTTTTGATTGTACAGGTGAGAAATATATTTATTACATTATACCGTTTGATATTTATGGAGAAGGCGTTAGTTTTTGGATAAACGGTTTCAAGAATACCGATGTTATTGTCTATGATATGGAAATAACAAATGGTAAAAATGTAACTGAAACATACAAAGTAATGCGTCTAAATAACATTCAAACGGGAATTTTAGAAGTTGAATTTAAGTGAGCTGCTCACTTTTTTTACTTGTGAGCTTCCGACTTCACAGAGGACTGCCCTTTCAAAAGATTAGGTCTAACATCTTCTCCATCGGTGTAATCGACAGCTCCTGCCGATATATCATTTAATCCTAAGGCACTTATATCCAAGTTTACACTTGTCTATTTTGACGTTTCACCGAACCACTACTCCTTAGGTAACTTTCGCCACGTTCGTCCATAGTTGGGTTCTCACCGTCCAATCCCCTGTGTGCCACAGGTTGGGTTAATAATTTCTGTTCTTGCAGTCCGAACCGTTTTATGTTCTGTGCTGCAAGTAAGTCTCTGTCATTTATTGTTCCACACTTAGGGCAAGTCCATGTACGGTCAGAGAGCTTTAACTGTCGGTTGACATATCCACATCCGCACATTTTGGATGAAGGTTGGAATCTGCCGATACGAATCAAAGTCTTACCATACCATTCACACTTGTATTCAAGCATGGAAAAGAAAGTAGACCAACCAACGGAACCTATTGAACGGGCTAAATGATGGTTCTTCATCATGCCTTTAACGTTCAAGTCCTCTATAATAATCGCTTGGTTTTCGCGAACGAGTTTAGTACTAATCTTGTGAAGATAGTCCGTCCGTTGATTGGTTACTTTCTCATATTGTTTTGCTAACCGCTTTCTAAGTTTTTCACGTCTGTTCCCTCCTTTTTTAGCCTTGCTGAAACGTCTTTGCAGTTGTTTTAGCTTAGCTGTTGATTTCTCCAAGTATTTTGGATTCTTATACACATCACCATTGGAACATACAGCAAAGTCTTTAAGACCCACATCAATCCCAATAGTCCCGTCATAGGTTATGTCCTCCTTTGCAGGAAGCTCTTTCCCATTATCTACCAAAACGCTGATATAATACTTGCCGGTAGGAGTCTTTGATACTACAACCGAAGTCACTCTCCCTTCAAATGTACGGTTAGATGTAAACTTAACCCATCCTATCTTAGGGAGTTTCACTTTGTTGTTTTCTAAATCAACTACTACTGAATTGATAGCCTTATACGATTGCCTATTATCGTGCTTGGATTTGAATTTAGGGAACCCTTTCTTTTCCCTAAAGAATCTAGTGAAAGCAGAATCAAGGTTGCGTATTGACTGTTGTAGGCATTCATTGGATACCTCTTTCAACCACTCCATCCCTTCTTCCTTTTTCAAGTCGGTAAGCATCTTACACAGGTAAATGGAATTTATCCGCTTATTTTCTGTCTGATAAGCTTCAATGCGTTTATTTAAAGCCCAATTATACACATACCTTACACACCCAAAAGACTTCGCAAAGAAAATCTTTTGTTCTTTAGTGGGATGCAATCTGTATTTGTAGGCTCGTAACATAACTATTTCTATTAATTCAGTGCAAATATAATAAATAATAAACTAAAACACAGCCGTATTAGTTTATTTAACTATTTATCTGGTGTCGGGTCGTATATAAGTGCCATCTATTATTCTTGAATACTTCTCCATCAGAAATTATCAATAGGTCTTTCAATCCCAAATCCACACCAATAGCCTTAGTGGTAGGCGCAATTTCTTGATATTCTTCTGTTGTGAATATTGATACAAAATACTTACCTGTAGGAGTTTTGGTTAAACTAACCTTGCCCATCCTTCCTTTTATTTCTCTATGTAAACGAATTGTTATTCCACTCTTGAATTTAGGTAGCCACAACTTACCATCTTCAATAGTTGCAGATTGAGGAACAGTAAAAGTATTCTTGCCTTTCTTTGAATGAAAACGAGGAAATGATGTTCTCTTTTGGAAAAAGTTTGTATATGCAGTTTCAAGATTTCGTAGAGCAAATTGTAGAGTTTGGGAATTAACTTCCTTTAGCCAAGATGTTTTCTCTTGCTTTTTGAGTTCTGTGAGAACCTTTGCCTGTGCATAGTAGTTATCACTTGTTCCTTTCTCTCTATATTGCTCTTGTCGCTGATTGAGAAAATAATTATACACAAAACGAGTACAGCCAAAATGCTTTGCCAATAATTCTATTTGGAAGGAATTTGGGTATATTCTAAAGCGATATGTACGATTAACTATTTTCATATCGCAAATATACAAATAATTGTTATATTTGCATATAATTTTAAATAAAAAAAGAAATGGCAGAATTAAAAGGAACGCAGGTCGCTGCGATAGTAGTTCCATTCACCGATGCTGATAAATACGCAACACATGATGCGGAGTATGGGAAAGGTGGTTTTAGAAGTGTATCGACAATCGCGGATCGTGACGCAATTCCGGTTGAGCGAAAAACGGAAGGTATGATTGTTCGTGTGACAGCGAATGGTTTGAACTATGAGTGGAAAAATAATGCTTGGGCTGAATGGTTACCTAAAGGGAATATTGTAATAGATACAGCTCTTAGTGCAACCAGTACTAATCCAGTACAAAATAAGGTGATAACAACTAGGGTGCATACTATAGAAAATAGTATGCAAATCCTTACAGAACAGATTCTGAACATTCCTATTATTACTGTTGATACAGTATGGAACGCAACAAGTAACAATCCGGCTTCATCAAAAGCCATTGAGAGTACAATATCTCCTATAAGAACTACGGCTAACTCCGCAAGAAGCATAGCAAATGCGGCTATACCTAAGTCTTATATTGATGATACGATGCCTGAAAATCCGGTGGCTACAAGAGTTCCATCGACTAAATTATTAGGTACTGTATCTGCTGTAGCGAATACCGCAAAATCAACGGCAGATTCAGCTATGACAGCCGCTAACTCTGCTGGTTTAGTTGCCAATGCTGCGATACCTAAATCATGGATTGACTCTAGTATTGACGGTACTGAAACATCCAATAACAGTGTTCCGGGAAGTAAAGCTATCGTTGATTATGTTAAAACGCACAGAGCGGCAATAAACACTAGCTTGAATACTGTTACTGGAAGGCTTGATACGATCGAAACTTGGAAAAACACAATAGGTACTAAGGGCGCGGCAAATGGCGTAGCAGGCTTGGATTCTACTGGGAAAGTTCCATCTTCTCAATTACCTTCATACGTTGATGATGTTATAGACGTTGTTAGCTTTGTAACTTCCAATCCTACAAGTGGAATGACTATTGGCAATGTATATTATAATAGTGCTACAAAGAAGCTGTTTACCGCAACAAGTGCTACCGCAGGTGTTACAAGCGATCCCGAAGCAGGGAAAATATATGTTAGCATAGCTAATAATAAAACATATAGATGGTCTGGTTCTATAATGACAGAGATTAGCGCAAGCCTTGCATTAGGAACAACTTCTAGCACAGCTTTCAGAGGTGATTATGGTAATACACTTTACACAAATTTTGGTAGTGGTACTAACCTGCAAGGGACTAAGGACGCAACTACTTTTGACTGTACAGGCGGAAAGTATGTCTATTATGTAATACCATCTTCATTAGGAACTCCCGAATTTTGGGTAGGAGGACTAAAAAATAC